GTCAATCGTTAGCGGCACCTATAACCGGCTGCCCTACCTGCGCAACATGATCGACAGCGCCCGTATGGCGCTGCCTGCCGGGGTGCCGTATGAGTTCGTGATTGTAGACGGCGGCTCAGATGACGGCACGCTGGACTACCTGCGCGGACAACCGGACGTGCAGCTGATCGAACACGGCGAACTGCGCGGCGCGATCCCGGCCTTCTGTGATGGGGCCAGGGCGGCGCGGGGCGTTTACGTGGTGCTGGCTAATGACGATGTGACGTTCGGGCAATTCAGCATTTCGGCGGCCATGGCTCACCTGGAGGATTATCCCCGCTGCGGCGGCGTGGCCTTCGCCGACAACCGCCCCAACCGCTTCAAGTCTAACCAGATGTACGGCACCGAGATCATGCCGGCCCAACTGCCGGACGGCGGCGGCCAGACGGTGGTCACCTATGCCCAGGTCGGCATGTTCCGGCGGTGGCTGGGCGATCTGGTAGGCTGGTGGGGAGACCGTGATCCGATCATGAGCCAGAGTCCAACCTATGGCGGCGATAATTTCCTGTCGGCCTGTATCATCGAGCAGGGCTATAGCATTGACGACGTGCCCGGCGTGCAGGTGACCGATCACATCCCCAGTGACAATCTGCGTGAGATTAACGTCAGCAAGCAGTTACAGGTAGACCACAGCGCTGAGCGCCCGCCGTATTACCGGCGATTTCCGCATGGACCGCAGATACAACACGGGCCGCAGGTCGAACCGCCAGAGGACTACAGGCGGAGGCTGCGCATCATGTACCTGCCCATTTACGAAGCCGGGCACCCTTTGCAGCGCCGCACCAAGCGGGGTCTGCGGCGGGCACTCGCCCGTCGGGGGTACGTGTACCAGATCGATTACCTCAACAGCGGGGTAGACCTGGACAATGCCGTCAAGGCATGGCAGCCGGACCTGCTGGTCTCACAGTTCCAGGACGCCACAATCGTCACGCCGGACCGGTTGGCATATATGCGGTCATTATGCCCCAATATGCGGGTGATTAACTGGCACGGGGACGCGCGCGGGCTGGACGAACCGGGCTACCTGGAACTGCTGCGCCATGTAGACCTGCAATTGGTGGTTAATGCCGCACCGCTCGAATTGTATAAAAGCCTGGGCATCACGGCAGCCTACTGGCAGATCGGCTATGAAACGCCGCGAGGTGATCTGCCCGACGTGCCGACGTATGACATCGTGTATCTGGCGAACGCCTACATGGAAAGCCGTCACCAGTTGGGGGCATTCCTGCGCAGCCTGCCGTATAAGGTGGGATTGTACGGGGCGGGATGGCCGGAGGGGGACGGGGAGTGCTTGTATGACTTCGCCACCGCGAAAGCGCTGCACCTGAACAGTAAGATCGTGATCGGGGATGCCTTTCCGGGCACCACCGCCTTTGTCAGTAATCGCTTCATCCAGACGTTGGGGGACCGGGGCGGGATGCTGCTGCATGAAAGCGTGCCCAACCTGAAACAATACACCGGTTTTGAGGACGGCAAGCACTATATCGCATGGGAAGACCTGGACGACCTGGGGGACAAGATCGCCTATTGGTTGGAACGGGTGAAGGGTAGGGCAGCGCACCGGGGCCGCATTCGCAAGGCGGGGCGGGTGTTGGTGGAGCAGGAATATACATTTGACGCGCTGGTGCGGCGGTTGTTTGTGGAGTTGCTACCGTTGATTGATAAGGAGCGGGAACGTGAGCCAGCCTAAATCTAAAAAACATAAATGGGTTTTAAGTCGTCCTGGTGAGTGCCCATCCTGTATGAGTCAGTTCAAAAGGGACTTTATAAAAAGGGTGGCGGAATATATCAAAGACAACCCCGATGCTTTGAGGCCGGATTGTGGTCCACCAGTTAAGCCAAAGAATCGCATGATGCCTAGTATAAGGTTTTTTCCCAATGACCCAGCCTGAAAACAATAAACCACTGCGCGTTTGGATATGGTGTGATGAATCTACCCTGCTCAACTATTCCCATGGTTTGGCGGTTGTGGTGGCTCATGATGAAGCTGAGGCAATGCAGGTTATGAAAGAGCAACTTGAATCACACACGTGTCACGAGTTGCGGTTTCAAGATGCCGTAGAAATAACCGAGCCGACCGCAAAGGCCGTCTGGGGTGGCGGATAATGAGCCAGCCTAAACAAACTAAGGAAGCCTTTGTATATTTGGGTGTGATGAAAAGTGTATGGGGACGCAAATGTACGTGCTGTAAAAAGCGGATTGCATACAATAAGCATTATTGGTATGAGCCAAAGCAACAGGTGGGCGTGCCGCACGAGAAATTAGCCCGCTTTTGCTTGGACTGTTTACCAATTCCCGAATCATGGCAAAAAGTGACAGGTATCCAAAAATGACCCAGCCTAAAAAGCCCACCATCAAGCAGCGGCTGGTCGCACTCGAAAAGGATAACGTGCTGCTTAAAATGCGCGTGTACCAACTGGAACAACTGATGCAGGAGATCATCAACGCCGACCTGGTGACCCGGCCAGAAGTTGAAACGGCGTTCAACGAGTTCGGGCGGCGGTTGGAACATCATCCAGAATTGGGCCTGTCCCGGCAGGTCAAAGTAGGAACGGGGGCACATCTTGAACGACCATGACCTGCTAACCATCCTGTCGGCTATCGCCCTATATCCCGCCTGCTGGCGGCTGGCCTACATGCTGACCGCCGAGATCGGGCCGTTTGAAATCTTCCGCCGGGTACGTGCCCGGTGGACGTTCGGCGGTGTGCTCAAATGCCACGCCTGCACGTCGCTGTGGACGGCGCTGCTGTTCGTGCTGCTGTGGGCCTCCGGTTGGGGGCAGTGGGTGGTGCTGGTGTTTGGGGTCAGTGGCGCGGCGGTGATGCGGGGCAACTTTACGGTTGGTCCGATAGAAGTGGGGGGATAACTGATGGCTTATGAGCCGAATAAGAGCAACCGCAATTATAAAGTGTGTCAAAGGTGCGGCATGTTCATGGTTGCCCGACTTAATGAGTGGCGTTGCAGATGCGGAAATCGCCAGAGGAAAGACAAGAACAATGACGAAAGTTGGCAGGAAGTGTGGGATCGCATTAACTACGCGAATTTGCTTAGTGACAACAAATAAAATCTAATATATACTTAAGCTAGTAATTTACGCTTTCACAACTGAACCCTGACGCCCCAGGGCAGCGCGAGTCGCTGTCTCCGGGGCGTTTTTGTGTTGTATGGAGTTTGCCATTGTTCGCTTTTGACATCAAGGTCAACGCCACGATTGTCCCGGTCTGGACCGATGCCGATAAAAAGGCAGTAGGTCGGGGCGTGGCTAAATACGTCGAGCGCCACATGATACCCATCATGGAGCGGCGCATGAACCGCGAGTTGATGGCTTTGCCCGGCAGGCCAAAGTACCCGATCCGTTGGGCGTCTGAGAAGCAACGCCGTTTCGTCATGGCGATGCTGCGGGCACAGAACAACCTGCCCTATCGGCGAACCGGTAAGCTGGCGAAGAAGTGGCGCATCCTGGCCGCGCTGCGACTGACCGAAGGCACGGTGACCATGGAAAACCCATCGAAGATCGCCCAGTACATTTACGGGGACCGGGTAGGCCGTCACCAGCAACCGTTCCACAAAGACACCGGGTGGGCCATGGCGGTGCTGTTCTTCGATAAGATTTTCCGGGCCAGCCAGGACCAACTGGCGGCGGCGTGGCCGGACATTATAGACGAGATATACCGGAGGTAGGGGGATGGCCTACGCAACACTGGCAGAAGCACGGGCCGAATTAAAGGCCGACACGACCACCGACGCCGACGAAGACATTAAACTCTTGCGGATGCTGGACGTGGCGAGTAACCGCATCCTGCGGGTGTTCGGGCATCGCCTGGAGCCGTTCAAGCAGACCCGCACCTTTTACATCCGCGCCGACCGGGTGAACAGCCTGGAGCGGTTGTTTTTCCTCGATAAGTGGTTCCTGGCCCTGAACAGCGTGACCGTCTACAACACCGCCCTGACGGTGGGGACCAACGTCGAGGCATACGTCAACGGCTACAGCCCCTACAACAAGCTGCGCCTGATCAACACCGGGGACGACTGGTATAGCACCTGGGCCAACAGCGACTACACGGCGACGGTGTACGTGGGGGCCGATTGGGGCTTCCGCCCGTACTATCTGACCGAAGGCTGGCGGGACAGCGGCGACAGCATCCAGGACGCCGGGGGCATCAATGCCACGGTGACCACTGTCACGGTGACCGATGCCGACGGGGCCGACTGGGAAAACCGCACGCCGCGCTTTTCGGCGGGACACCTGATCCGGGCCGGGTCTGAGTGGATGCGCGTGCTAGAAACCGATACCACTCTGAACACGCTGACCGTGCGACGCGGTGAAAACGGCAGCACAGCCGCCGCCCACGCCAAGGACGTGCAGCTGGATGTGTTTTACCCGGAAGACATGATCCGGCACACGGTGGCCCGTCACGCGGCGCTGCTCTACAAGCGGCGCGGCGCTTACGATATTCCCGCCGCTGACTCCGGGGGAGCCGCCTACCCGCGCGATCTGGAAGTGGAACTGCTGGACACCTTACAGGGGTATATGACCTATGTCGGACCATAGCGACCTGTTAAAGCGGTTTGCCGACCTGCAAAAAGAAACGATCAGCGGCAGCGAAGCCTTCCGGCGGCAGGCCGCGTCCGCCGCCGGTTTCCCCTACTGGACCAATGCGCTGGGGCCGGGGGAATATGACATTGACGGGGATGAGCAGTCGATAGAAATCCGGCGCGTCATCAGTCGTTTAATCATCGGGCACTTCACCGAGAACTATAACGGCGAAGTGGAAGATGACCTGTATGAGCAGATCAGCCTGTGGCATCAGGCAATTGCCGACGCCGACCAGCTGATCGGGACCACCAATACCACCGCCCCTGCCTACCTGCACGCGCTGGGCGTTTGGGTGGAGAGCGATTCGGGGCTTGAGTATTTTATCACGCCCGGTGTGCCGCACGTGCAGATCGGGGTCGAGTTCGTGCACATCTGTCATTTGTTTGAAGCTATCAATACCTAACGGAGACAATTACGATGGGTGACAAACTTGTTATCGGCGCAGGGTTTCAATATGGCTGGTGGGGCATCCTGGATACAACGGGGCGCGTCCTGGGCCAATCTGCATCCCTGACCGCCGGGGATCAGGACGGCTCGAATATGGGCCGTTTGTACGGCGTCAAAACGATGCCGACCGGTATTCCAGAAGCTGATCAACTGGATGTAACCGGAGATGATCAGTGGCTGACTTCCTTCCTATTTGGCTCGGCATCGGGGCCATCGGGGGTTTTGGAAATGGCCGTCAAGGATATGAACTTCGAGGCCGCACTAAAGGGTCTGACGATCTATGAGCATGAAACCTTCGCCGAATTGGCGGTGGGGATGCCCAAAGACCCAACCTATGCCGATGTGGCGTTTATCTTTCAGCGTCAGGCTAAAAGCTGGACTGCGGGCCAACGTGGTTCAGGCCGCTGGGAAGGCGTCGTGATCACCAAGGCCAACGGCGAAGTGCTCTATAACGACTTCAACGAACGCGCCGCGCCGCCTTACCGCTACAGTATCACCATGTCACAGTCAGACATGCGGCCCTTCGGGGAAACATTTGGCGAAAGCGTGTTTGGTACTGAGCAGGCCGCCTTCTACCAGTTCACCAGCAACAATCCGGTAACGCTGCAAGCATGGCGCGGGGATGGCGCGCAGGATGTGTTCAACTTTGCGCACCGCCCCAAAGCTGCCAATGCCTGTGCGGTTTACGTTGAGGGTATCAAGCAAACCATCACCACGCACTATACCATCGATCCCAACGCTGGCAGCCTAGGCACGATTGACTTTGTGACCGCTCCGGCAAACAACCAGTTGATTCATGTGTTTTACGAGATGGATGTCTAATCTATCCGGGGGGACATAGTGATGAATAGCAATCAAGTTTTTGAATGGCGCGGGGCCACCTTCACGGTGAGACCGTCCACTATTGGCGATGAGATCGACAAAGATCAAATTGCCTGGAAACTGTCGGAATCGGGCATCAACGCCACTGATGACCCGGTAAAGTTCATGCAGTTTCTGTACTGTGTTACACAGACCGAGATCGACGGGGACATCGGTTACGAGCCGCCCGCCGCAACCGATTCCCCGGACGATCTACGGGCATCTTACGAGGCTTTTTTTAAGTTGCCCGGTGGACTGTATCGCACTTGGCGGGATTCTGTTAATGCTGTAAATGCCGACCCGGTAGCGCCGGAATTACGCCCGGAGGTTACCGAGGACATAAAAAAAGCGGAGAGCGATTAGCCCGGCGGCAAGTATGGCAGCAGGGCATTATTGAACGGATAGAGGAAATTGTTCATGCCGAATTGAGCCTGGATGAATTGACACAAGCCGACCTGCCTGATTTTGGCTTTCACCATCCGTTCGATACTGTGCTGACCGTGTATTACGGAATGAAAGACCAGCATCTGCCGAAGCCGGGCGGTATGCTGGACCAACCGGCCAAGCTGATCGCCGATGTGCAGAAGTTAAACTATATCATGACCATTGTACGGCATATCTTACAGGCCGAAAACAAAACGACCGCACCCGATCCGTGGGACGATCCGAACACGATAAACGTGGGGAATATGTTTGATGGGACGTAAACGCAGCCGCAAGGTCAGCGAAGTTGTCCTGAATTATCGCATAGAGGATAACGACGCCGACAAGCGCGCCAAGCAACTCCTACAAATGATAGAGGACCAGGCCAGCGCGGCGGAAATGGCAGCCAAATCTGCCGAGCGTTGGGCGCGTTCGGTTGCGCAAACAACCCAGGCCGAACGCCAGCTTGACTCGGCGCTGGACGACACCGAACGCCGCCTACGGGGTACTGCCGACGAAGCCCGGCAAGCCGCCGCCGCTGTCGAGGACTACGGGGATGCCGCCCGGCGTGCCCGTGACGAAACCGAAGCTTTTGGCGATGTGGGCACCAATATCAGCGCGGTGTCTGGGTTGGCGCGCGGGGTAGGATTAGGCGGTTTAGCTGACGTGGGTATGTTGGGGGCAGACGTGGCCGATGCCTTTGAGGGTATCGGGCGTTTAGGGCCAGCCTTGGGCGAAATGGGCCGGAAGGCTACCGATGCCTTTAACAGTATGTCGGGTCTGAATTTATCGACTGGTCAATTTGCCAAATTAGCAGGCGGTGCGGTTGTGGCGGTTGCCGGGTTGGGAGCCGCCATTTCGGTAGCGCTAGAGTTGTGGAAACAGGCCAATGAAGAAGCGGTTAAAGGTATAGAAGCCTATATCGCAGCTCAAGAACAATTCAGTGATATGGTTGATGACTTAACGGGCGAGGGACGCGCCGAGACCGTAGAAGAATTAAATGAAACCATAAGAGAAAACCAGGAGCGCATTGATTTTCTTAACCGTTCACTGGACCAGCTTGTGGGTGGATGGGGCGTTCTCACAGAAGTCGCCGATGGATTTAACGCGCGCGGCGTGGGCACCATGCGGGATGAGATAGTAAGATTAGAAGCCGAATCACGAGAAGCCAACTTATTACTGGGTGAATTGCGCGGCACGGTAGCCGAGAACGCGATAGCGGCCAACGACGCCGCCGAAGCCGAGCAGCGCCTGGCCGATGCCCGTGACGAAGCCACCGAAGCGGCCATTGCCGCCGCCCGCGCCGCCGACGAGGCCGAAGTAAACGCCAAGATCGACCGGCAGCTGGAACTGCTCAATATCGAGCGGGACCGCGCCAAACTGGAAGAAGACCTGATCGACCTGGAAATCCGCAACAACGAAGCCAAGGCCGCCGCTCGTCAGGCCAGCGCCGCCGCCATTGACAACCTGGAAGCGGGCTTTGCCAAGTTCCTGGAAAACGCGGAAGGGCAGATCGCCCAGGCCAACAGCAAGGCCGCCGAACAGCGCAGCAAGATCGAGCGCGACTACATGCAGAAGGAAATCAAGGCGGTCGATAATTTCCGGCGGGAAGAACTGCGCAGCTTGCAGGACTTCAACCGGGAGCGCATTCGGCGCATTGAGGACTTAAACAACGACCTGTTGGCCGCCGAAGAAGCTAATGATGTGGTGGCCTTCATCCGCACCCAGCGCCAGGGCCAGCAAGACCTGCGGCGCATGGACGAGGATGCCAGTGTGGAGGAACGCCGCCGCTCTGAGGATTTCCAGTCCGAACAGAAGGAACGCAAGGCGGAAGCGGCCCAGCGCCTGGCCGACCTGCGCAAGTCAACCGCGCAGCGCATCGCCACCATTCGCGCCGGGATAACCAAACAGCGTGACCTGCTGCAAGAACAGATCGCCGCCGAGCGGGACGCCTTGCAGCAGCGCATCGAGGACTTGAACCGGGGCCTGGACATCGAAATCCAGACGCGGCGTAAAGCCTTTGAGCAGGCGTTGATCGACCAGGCCGCCTTTAATGCCCAGGTAGCCGCGCTGGAAGAACAGCGGCAGGCGGCGTTATTGCGCATCAGCAGCCGGGGGTACGGCGCGATTGCCGACCAGATCAGCCGCATATTTGCCGGTAAAAAAGCCACCAGCGGGGGCGGCGCGTCGTCACCGGTCACCAGTGGATATACCGGCGGCAGCACGGGCTTCACCGGGGTCGGGGCTTTGGCCGGGCTGGCGGCGGGCTTGAGTTCGGGCGGAAAGGGCTTCCTGGGCAACATCGCAAACAGCACGTCAACCATTTTTAATTTTAACGGCAACATTGGCAGCGGCATGTCGGCGCAGCAAATCCAGCAGTCTGTCCAGGGCGGAACCATGGCTGCCATAAATGCGATCAAGGGTGGTTACACCCTGTCAGGACAACTATAATGGCGGCGATCAGTGGATACCGGTGGGCCGACGGCACACAGGCGGCGGGGGTGGTGCTCAGCACGACCTACGCAATAGAGAACTTCCCGGGACAAACCGACATGAATATCGGACGCGGCGGCGTGGCCTGGTTGCAGCCGTCCATCGTGGTGGTGACGCCTGCCGTGCAACTGCTCGACAGCCTGGACGGCACACGGGACGGCTACGGCGGCGCGGTCATCGATTGGGCTTTTGCCTACCTGTCCCCGGACATGGTGCGGTACCTGCGCGATACCTTTTTTAACAGCACGGATTACAGCCGCGCCAATACCATCCGCACCTGGAACCGCCAGAGCGGGCTGTGGGAGGAATACACAGCGACCGCGCTGTGGCCGAAATTCGAGATCACCGGGGGCCTGGAGCGCCGGGGGGGTGGATTGAGAGATTTCCCGATCCGGTTTATCAAGGGGACCAAGATCGCATGAAGATTGATATTTCCAATCTTGAAACGGCTTTGAAAGAAGAAGTAGAAGCGCTACCTACTGTCAACCCAGCCAAAGAGCGGTGGTTGTTGCAGTCTGTTTTTGCTTGTTATGACAGTATTGAACTCAAGGTGAAATGGTGCAAGTTAAATTACCAAGTCCAATTGCGTTTTTATCGCATCGAAGGACAGGAAGGTATACGTCTATTCATTGATGAAGACTCCGCGGTATTAAATACCTTTGATAACGTAAGACCTTCAAAATTCGATTTCCTGGAATTTGAGCGCTATCAATTAGATGAGTTTATTCGAGATTTCTCAGCGACAGCAGCGCGGTTAGGATTCAACGTTGAGCACGTTGAAGAATGGTATCTGTTGTTTCGTAAAGGGGTGCCGATGTGACACGTACCACCGCCATACAAGCGGGGTTGGTGGTCGGCGTCTTTGTTGCCGCCCTGCTGCTGCCTTTTGGCATTGATGCCCCCCAGTGGTTGCTGCCCTGGACGCCGGACGCGGTAGCCCCGGCCTACCTGCACCTGCTGACCTCACCGCTGGGCACGCTGCCCCCAACTTTAGCGCTGGCGGCCCTGTCGGCGCTGTCCATGATTGGCTTCCTGATCCTGTCAGAATCTGCCGGTGTGTCGCCATGGTGCGCTGTGCTGGGTGCGCCTGTAGTGTATACGCTGTGGTTGGGCCAACTGGGCGGGATCGTGGCTTTTGGCGCGGCGCTGGCCTATCTGGTAGTGGCCGACAAGGTGCCACCGGGGTGGGGCGGTATCGCCGTCCTTTTGCTACTGGTCAAACCCCAGGTGGGCGGGCTGCTCTCCCTCTATGTGTTATTCACCCTGTTACAGCGGGATCGGCTGGACTTCTACTGGTCCCTGTATGCCGTCGCGGCGGTGCTGCTGCTGTCGGCGGTGGTATTTGGCCCGTGGCTGGGGCCGTGGCTGGACTGGATACTGGCGCGGGCCGGTGAGCCGACGATAGAGAATTTAGGGATCGGGCTGTTGGCGGCTCCACTACTGACGATACTTATTGTCCAAATGCCCCCAACACGGCGCATGGCCCTGCTGCTGATCCTCAATCCCCTGCTCTCTCCCTACGTGCAGCACTATGATTTTGCCGTACTGGTAGTGGTGATGGCTTCGCCGGGGCTGGCGCTGGCGACGTGGGGGGCGGTGTTCCTGCGCATCACGACGGGCAGTGTAGAGTGGCTCTGGTGGATACCGTTCGGTGCGCTGTGGTGGTGGATATGGCGGGAAGCGAACCTGCAATATAAAGGGGGGCCATCATGGCGATCAGCGCTGGCGACCTGACCCTGCTACGCGGCCAGGACATCATCGTCACGCCGCACCTGAATGTGATTCCAAAGGTGACCGTGGGCACGGGTCAGATTTCAGCCGATCCCAACTTTTTCCCACGCGGTACCTATCTGGTGGATAACCTCGCCTTTAACGGCGGGGTGGACCTGACCAACCTGGACCTGGGGCTGATGGTCTGGATCGGCACCGCTGCCGGGGGCCGCGACGTGATGGTCTCCACCATCCGCCTGAACGGCGTCAATAATCAAATCTACGTTCACGGCCACAGTGAAGGCGATCCCGGCGTCAAAATGCTGGAGCACGTAGCCGTCGCCAACAACCATTATTTCACCATTTTTGCCAATTCCCCGCTGTGGGCGCAGCTAAGCCGCATCAGCGGGGGCACCTTCTACAAAAAATACAACGTGGCCTACGGGGACGAGGGCAGCGACCCCAATCCGGTCTGTAACGTGGGCAAGTGGCGGCGGCTGGTGCTGTCCGGCGGGCAGGTGGACCTGGACCTGACGGCGTCCAACAGCCACTACTGGGACAAGGCGGCGTCCACCTGGGCCTGGACGTTCCGTAATTCCAGTTATGCGCTGGACGGGGCGGGGGGGGCCTGGCAGACGGCGCAGAATATCGTTAATCCCACGGTGCGCTTTACGTCTACCGGGTTTTACATCGTGCGCTGCCTGATCACCGACAGCGCCGGAGAGACCCACATCGCCGAGACTAACGTCTGGGTAGAGGACGGCACTAACGCGGTTGACCTGACCGGCTGGCGCGTTGAGGGGGATAGCCAGAACCGGCAAGGCCGCAAGATGACGATCCGCATGTATGGCGACGTGGCCGAGTCGGTTGTGTTTCCCGGCGCGGCTTTCCTCTATACCGAGACCAGCACTTACGGCGGTTCCAGTCTGACCGATGGAGCGGTGTTAGACACCTTTGTCGGGTACATTGACGAAGAAGCTGGCATCCGCAACGTGGGCAATGGGCAGGTGGAATTTGACCTGCTCAGCCCGGCCCACGTGCTGGACCAGATCGCCATGGCCCCGCAGTACATCCAGGAGGTCAGCAGCCCGGCCAACTGGACGGAAGTAGACAGCAGCCTGTCCAACCCAAACGGCGTGGCCTGGTACGTGCTGGCCCACCATGCCCCCAACTTTACCAAGAAGTTCGACTTTATCCCACTGGGCGATACCGAACTGCGCGATCACAACTGGGTGTTCAACAAAAAGAGCGTATGGGGACAGTTGAAGGAAATCGCACCCCGGCAGATCAATATCGGCTGCATCAGTGAAGGGGCGATGTACCTGCGCCATGACCCGCTGTTGATGGATGCCGCCGACCGCAACGCACTTGACGTGCAGATGACCTGGACGGCACAGGATATTCGGGGTGATGAAGGTTTATCCTACCCGGCAGGGTATCGCCTGGACGTGGGACAGGAAGACGGCTATGCCTTTTCCTACAATGGCACCAGCACCATCCCCTACTGGTCCCGCGCGCCCGGTGACATGCAGGCTCCGGGCCGTAGTAAAAACGTCACCAACGGGATGATCGTTCCGCTGACCGGGGGGCAGACGCGGGTTAACGAGATCGCCGGGCACCTGTTCGCTAAAGCCAACAACCCGACCCCGGCCCTGCAAATCCCGGCCAAGCGCAACTTTGACACGGCAGACCCGGCCCTGATGATCTGGCACAAGCTGACCATCGCCGACGCCCTCGACCCGCGCGGCTCCGGTTATACCGACCGGCGCTTTTTACCGGTCTCGGTCTCGCGGCGCTGGCAGCAGGTCAATGACAAGGACTGGTTAAAAACGGTCAACATCACGATGGAGGCCGAAACGACCGGAGTTGAGGGCATCACCAAACCGATACCCGCCGGGGTGGATGGCTCGTGGTATCCGGGTCTGGACTGGCCCGCCTTTGGTGATTTCCAGACGCTGGAAGTGCCCAACGAGGAAGAACGAACCACGCCAATCTATGTCATCGTCGGGCACCGGCACGAGGCCAAGATCGCGCTGGGCGTGCAGGCGGCGGGCCTGGGCAGCGGTGCCCCGGTGTACACCAACATCAGCACCGGGCTGGCCGGTAACGTGCGCTGGATGACTGCCGATCCGTTTAATTACCAGCGGTATTTTGCCGTCACGACCAGCGGCCTGTACCGCTGCGATAACGTGTTTGCCGCCACGCCGATCTGGACGCAAGTGCTGGACAACAGCCTGATCACGCCTGGCAACTGGAACAACTATCACCATATTGTCATGAGCGGCCACCGGCAGGGCTGGATTATGCTCCTGGCGTCGTTTTATCAGGTGCATGTCTCGTTTGATTACGGGCTGAACTGGATCATCAATCCTGTCTTCACCACGGCTGATACGTCGGACGAAAAATATCTGGGGCAATTGCACCCCGGCGTGCATAACGTCGTTGACGGCGACAGCCGCGTGTTTTGCGCCTGCGCGGGCAGCATTTATTACAATACCGAGTGGGGCGCGACGGGCAGCTGGACGGTGGTTAATAATGCCGGGCATGGCGCTAATTCGGGAGATATATGCACGGTGCCGTTTATGCGGGATGATTTTACGGCCAATATTCCCGACGCCAGCCAGCAGTTATTCGAGACCAACGGGTGGGTGCTCAGCCCTAACCCGGATCGCGCCTGGCACGTCTACCGCACGCGCAACTTCGGCACGGCCTGGACGCAAATCCTGGCCGGGGTGGGGGCGGGCAGTTGGGACGCCTCCTGGGCGTCGCCGTCCATGCGGTCGCTGGTGGATTACACGCTGGACAGCAATCGACTGTTTATCGCTAAGCAGACGGTCGGCCAGGTCAACCGTAACGCGCGCGTGGATTACAGCGACGACCAGGGCGACAATTTCACCGTCTGCACCAACCAGCCGGGCGGCGGGGGGACTATCGGTACCAACATGCACACGGTCAACATCAACGGTTGGCCGTACAATAAAGACTTTTGCCTGTGTTGGTGGGAACGTACCAACGGCGGTATTACCGGCGGCTTGGCGGCCACTGAGGACAAGGGCGATACGGCCTGGCAGAGCCTGACCGGTAACCTGGTGAGCGGCGGCATCTTTGGCGACATGCGTATTGCTTACGCCGAAGCCGTCCTGGGGGCTATCCAATGACCGACAACTTCCGTATTGACCCCGACCTGATAGTTCGCGAGACCCACCAACTGGCGCGGCTGATCGGCAGCCAGCAGTGGACGGGGCTGGTCACGGTGACGTTGGGGGCGCAGATTGGCACCGAACAGCGGGTTCGGGTGCCCGACGATGACCGGCAGTATCAAAACCAGTGTTATTACACGTCGCTGGACGGCGGCGAGGTTGGCAAGGTCATTAACACCGTGGCTGATTTCCGTTACGGGCGGCGCGTGGTGATTGGCTATCCGCCCAACGACAAGGCCCGCCTGCACGTTTACCGCTATGAAGTGGCAAATGAGCTTGAACCGAGCGCCCCGGATTTTGGGGTAATTCCCCACGCCGGCCAGCATGAGATCATCAATGCCGGGTTTACCGGGGGCGCGTACAGTGGCAAGGTAGGCGAAGACCCGAACCGGGTAGACATCCGCCAGTTGTGGCTGGCGCAGATTTTTATGTGGTCGGGCATGATCGCCTACCTGGCACCGGGCTGGATACCGACAACCAGCGGACGCCAATACTGGAACGGCGGCGAACTGGCCGACCTGACCAGTGAGATACCGAGCGGGGTAGGGTATGCCAAGTTCTGCCTGGTGGAAATTGACAACAGCCTGGCGGTCTCTTATATCTACGGGCCGGAGTTTGTGGCCGACCTGCCGGAAAAGGTGCTGTGGGATTACGTGCCCGCCGGGAACAAAGCCAATTACCAGGCCGGCGTGATTTGCCTGCGTTACGGCATGACGCGCATCACGTGGGGCCACATCTGGTCAGGCTTGCGCGCCCATGCCCCGACCGTGGCCCAGGTGCTGGGACAGGTGCCAACTTATAACGCAAACGTGACCGTTTACGATGGGAAAGTGGTGTACACATGACAACCGGGTTTATAGACAGCGGTCACCTGTATGAAGTGGCCGACAGCATCGTGGGGCACCTGACCGGGGTGGACGCGACGGCGGTCGCCATCAGTGATATTCTGGTGGTGGAACCGGGCAAGCAGCTGATCGTGACCAAGGTAGTGATACACCTGGAGTCGTTCACCGACGGCGGCAAGGCGCAGCAGGCCATTGCCAGCTTTGGCGGCAACGCGGCCACCTATGACGATTACCTGAACACGGTGACCTATACCTTCACCACCGAGGATTACGCCATTATCGACAGTGTGCGGGATAGTGAGTATCCGGTATATGCGGCGGGCACCAGCTTCAGGGTGTCAATAGAGACAGGGTCGGATGCAACGACCGAAGACTGGGACATTTACGTATTTGGATTTTATATCACCACATAGATAAGGCAGGGGGACTACTCAAATGGAAAACCTGGCGGAACTTGTACCCGCCGTGGTCGCGCTCAGCAGTGTGATCGGCGCGGCGTTGTACGGGGGTGTGCGGCAAATGTATAAACTGTACACCAAAGACAGACGCGAGGCGGAAGAAACCGCTTCGCGTATCAAGCGAGAAAATGATTTACGTCGGGAATTGGCCGAGGCGCATGAAGGCGTGCGCAAATCCGAGCGCGAATACATGGAAAAACAGATCAAGCGCCTGGAAGACCAGCGTCTTACCGACCGGGATCACTACGAGCGCGAGATCGCGATGCAGAAAAAGGCCATCGATGTGCTTGACGAAACATACCAGCGCCTGGTGCAGTCGGCCCAGTCCGACAAACTGGCGCTGGAAGCGCACATCGAACAGCAGGAGGTTAAAATCGAATCGTTAACGCTGGCGTATGAACGCAGTGAGGAAGAAGCGAACGCCATGCAGAAAAGACTGGAGAAGACGCAGGAAAGGCTTGAGGAAACACAAGCCGAATTGTCACAGGCTAAAGAGCGCATTAGCGAATTTGTCTATGACAAGGCAGCATCGGATCGCATCATTACCAACATGGAGCAGCAGCTGGACGTGCTGCGCGGTCTGGTGGAGCCGATGCGGTTATGGATGGCTAATCAAATGGCTGCATAGGATCGGCCTACCGGGGAGCGGCCCACTTGCACGGGCCGAAAGTCCCCCTGGCCTGGCAGGTGAGCCGATCCCCGGTGCGCCGCTCTGCGCCCGGAAACGTGCATCAAACAACTGAATAGAGGACTGCCGTTGCCGCCCGCGCGGCGGTCCTCCACTAATAACGGTGTATTATACTTTGCATATTTTGATGCATATTTTACACCAATAAATTGACAGGAGAATAACCAATGGAAGACACCGCTGTGATTTTTGTGGAACGACTACTGGCGATGATCAACGATCTGACGGTGGTGCCGTTTGCGGTACCGTTAATCGTCCTGCTGGTGAGCGTGTTCAAGCGGCTTGTGCCCGCCAAATACGCCAGCAGCAATACGCTGCACTTCATCATCCAGGGCCTGTTCTGGCTGGGTTTTGCCGTGTTTGGCAAGCTGGGCGGCGACCTGCCTGCTTTTGAGGAATGGACGGTTAACATCACTAAACTGCTGGAAGTGGCCGTGCCCTTGCTGCTGCCGTTCCTGATCTCGTTGTTTGGCGGTCATGCCGCCTACACAGCCGCCCGCAACCGTGGGATCAGCGGCTTTGGTTACCAGCGCACAGACGGCAGCCTGCCGCCCTGGCTGAAAAATGTGCGCCGCTTCACCGGCCCAAAACAGGAAGCCGTCGGTTAGGCACCGGGTTTAATGATACCAACTGGCCGCTGGAATGGGTATTGGCCTGGGCGGCCACCTATCCCGGCGGCTGTTACGTCACCTTCAGTTACGGCCCGGCGCGTGACATCATCGAGGCAGACCCCACGGCTACGGTCATCGTGCGCCTGTGGCCGGACGACAACCACGCCGCCACCGCTGAGAGCGGGCGTGACTTCGTGTACCGTGCGGCCTGGGAAATGCACCAGCAGATCGGCCAGGTGCGCAACGACATCTATACCCAGTACATTAACGAGCCGCACCCGCTGCATTACAAGGTCACCGCCACCAAGACGCTGGAAGCCATGCAAACGGCGCGCGAAAAGGGTCTGCGGTTGTGTGTGGGCAATTGGGGGCAGGGGCACCCGGTAGGGCTTTCCGAGTTTGATACCCCCAACACCACCTGGCAGGAACGGGTCATCCTGCAACTGTTCCAGCAGTTCGGAGATGTGTACCGGGCGCTGGCCGATGGCTGGCATATCGAGGGCTGGCACTGTTACCATGCCGCCGACTGGGGCACGATGGCCGACTATGCCGAAGCGCTGGCCGCGCGGCATCGGTTTGCAGAATTAGCCTGTGACCGCTTGGGCATCCCGCACCACCGCAAGGCGATCAATGAATGGAATGTCTCGGACAGCAGTACGGCTTCCTGGGCGAAGGGTCACCGTAACGCGGCCCATCATCTACGCTGGGAAGACCAGGACGTCGTTGAACAAATGCAGTGGTTTGCCCAGCACGCCAGCGATGGCTGGCCGGTGGCCTGGTTTGGCTTACAAAAGGAAACCGGAAACAGTTGGTGGGACTTTTCGCTGTGGGGGCAGGCCGTACTGCTGGATGCCTGGGGCAACTTAACTATCAGCGTGCCCCCAACACCGGAGCCTTCGGGCTGTCGTCCGCCAGGGTTTAGTTTGTTAAGGATAAAGACATGAGTGGATTTCGATTTTTAGGCGAGCCGCTGGTAAGCCGTTGGATGGGTCACCCGCTGGGTACGCTGCAGCAGGCCGGGGCGGCGCTGGATATTGTACGCACCAGCCTGACGCTGGACCTGGACAGCCGCACCGACGTCTACCAGACTGCGGGGGGTGTAGTCTCCGGCAATGGTGACCCGGTAGGGTCGTGGTTGGACCAGAGCGGCAACAGTCACGACGTGGCCCAGGTAGCAGGTGGTGAGCGTCCCCTGTATGAGACCAACCAGATCAACGGTCTGCCGTCCCTGACGTTCGACGGCGTCGATGATTATTTTTCTGATGGCCCCAACAACAATGTTATATTTACCGCCGGAGCCAAGACCTTCTACGCGGTTGTCAATCCGACCAGTTTTAACACCGACAACGCCACGCCCTACCAGAACGAACTTGTCCTAGGTGGGGGTGGGGCCTTCTTCGATTTCTGTCATTTTCGCAGCACCGGGCCGGTGGTGGGTCATTACAACTGGGATGGCAATACCGACGTGGTAACTACGTCCACCAGCACGGGCTGGCAGATTGTTTATGGCAGGCATGACGGCATCAATATCACGATAAGCGTAGACGGTGGCGCAGAATCGAATACCGCCAGTGGCAACACAACCAACATGGGGGGCGTCGCCAAGATCGGCTTCCTGTCCGGTGCCGGGTACCTGACCGGAAAACTGGCCCGCGTTATTTGTTACAACGTCGCCCACGATGCCGCCCAGAAGGCGCAGAATCTGGCGTATCTGTCCAGTTTGTACGGGATTAGTGTGTGAGATAGTTGGCCGGGGTATGACGATGGTTACTAAACTGCCCGAAATATTCACCTTCAGCCGGACGCGGGAACAACACCTGCAGGACCACAAGGACCTGCACGCGCGGTATCACGGTAAGGTGTGGGCGGATGATTATACTACACTACAGGCAGCGGTGAATGCCGTGCCCGATGGCGGCGTACTGATGGTACCAGCGGGGCGGCACAGCTTCGAGCGCATAACCATATCTCAGCCATTGACCATTCGGGGAATGGTCGCCAGGACAGCCAACCGTAGCCTATTCGGCTCCGCTGGCTGGGGGGACGCCTACGACTATCGAACAAGCGGATCGGTGCTGGAATGTACGGCCACCGACGGGATCGGCATCGATGCCCGCGCCGCGCCGCTGAACCTCGAAAATGTAATGGTGGTCGGTGAGGGCGACGACCAGCGCACAACCACCGGCATCGCTACCGGGGCAACTAAAACGCGGGTCGCTACGCTGCAATGGCAGAACGTCATCATTGCTAACTTTGCCACCGGACTCTCGGCGGTGGAAACCTACGAAAGTACATTCATCGGTGTGGAGGTTTACGGTTGCCAGACCGGCCTATACCTGGGCAGCAACGCCAGCGCGTTACGCTGGTATTCCCTCGCCTTTAGGGGGAACCATACCGATGTTCACCTGCATACCGCCATCATGAACGAGTTTTATGGAGGCGCGATGCAGGGCACAATGGGCACCGGCTTCTACCTGCAAGACGCTACGGAAAACTTCATCAGCGGCTACTGGTTCGAGTCTGAGGACGCTACCTACAGCATAGACATTTCCGGCGGCAACCGCAACGTCATCAGTGATTGTAGGGGGGCCACTGCTGGCTGCCGGATGCGCATCAACGGGCCGGGCAATCAGATCACGGTCGGGGCCAATTGGACCGCGCCGATTGAGCTACTCGGCAACGGCAACGTGGTACATGATGCCCTGCACGGCTCCGGGGTGGTCATCGACCCGACCAGCTGGTGGAACCGGGTCAACGTGTCCCGCGACTTGGGCAGCCTGCAAACTGCGGTCACCGACTGCCTGGAGTGGGGCGGCCAGCGCCGGGGCGGACTGGCCTTTGTGGGCGGCGATCCGGTGCTGCAAGCGCCCGATGGCGGCTACTGGCGCGTGAAGGTGGACAATGGTGGGGCACTGACGACCGAGAAGATTATTTGATCGTGTAAGTGCGATTCTACGATCTCATTACCGGGTGAAGCCCCACGATTTGAGCAGCTCGTGCCCGTCCTTTGACCGCACATAGGCGTCTAGCTCATAGTCGTAATCCATCAGCCCTAACTGGCAAAGCGGCTCGAATATGTCTATGACCTGGCCCTCGGTGAAGTCGCGCCGCCATTGCGGTTCCCACCATGAGTTGACAAGTGCGCTACGCTGGCCGGTGGTTAGTGTCTTTTCGGTGATCTTAGTTCCCATCACTCTCCCCCTTCCGCGTCGGCGGGTCGGATTAACTGCACGGCTCCGGTCTTTACATCAATCACGATAGTGTCCGGCCAGATTGACTCGTCCAGACCATACACACTCATCTCGAATTGTAGCGCCGACCAGTCTAGCCCGGCGTGCTCAGCGTCCATCAGTCGAATATGGAGCGTTTTTGTCTGGTCGTTGTATTCCATCACTCGCCCCCTTCCGCGCTTGGCGCGGGGGTGGCTTGGGCTTCTGGCACCGTGACATTGCAGTGAGTGCAGACCGAGCACTCAAGCTCATAATCGTATTCCATAATATCCTGACAGACAGGACAATAATCGTAAAGCGTTTCCATCAACATCGTTTAATCTCCGTTTCGGCTATCGACCTTATACGAATTGCGGGTCGGTTAATTAATCCGCAGCCGGTGCTTACTCCACAATGGCAGACGCGGAGGCCCAAAGTCTATACTGATAACCAGCATCGGCAGTGGGCATAGATATAGAATGTACTTTTTTGTGTCCCAGTACAGTCCCACCCATAGATCGAACCACGCGAAAAACACGCGAGTTCGCCTGCGCATCTCGCGTAGCCAGTAACGAGCTTTCCACAATTTCATTGCTTCGCCCTCCTTATGGGCTTTTTTCGGCTATGCCACGTGCGATGCTGGCGGTCAGTCGGTGAGCTTTCGCTCAGCTAACACTTCCCCCTTTGCCTTACTGCCGAAGTGGGGCTTGATATGGCGTACGACACACACGGGATCGCTATCGAATGGCAACGCTCGATCATGTCGCATGATCTCTATATGCTGACGTTCAGCGTGTAACAACAAATCGCGCAATACAGCAAGCGACCCCGGTTTCATTGTCGGCCAACAACCATCAAACGAAACACCATCTCGTGATACATTGACCTCTGGGTGGTTGGCATAGTTCACAATGCCTTTGTAGCGTACGACAAGCCCGCTCATGATTGTTGGGTAATCTGCTCGATAAAATTGCATATTCAATCTCCTTAACTTCGTATTCGTGTTGTTCGAGTGCGGCGGGCGGTCAGTCGGTGGTTTGTTGCTTGCGCCAGTTGTCGGCCTGTGCATCCTCAGCGGTAACTTGGCAGGCACCACAATACCAATACGGTAGACCGTCTATCTCATCATCCCCTTGAATCTGTTCAGTACCGCACTCAGGGCACGCGGGCGCGGCTGGCTGTAGCGGCTCCGTAAAACAGTATTCCAGGCCCAAGTCCAGAACGTCGATGCCCATGAGTTCCAGCGCGTACAACATACCATCTCGGAAGGCCATCATTTCGCAATAGTTGCGGTATCCCGATCTGCCATTATGCTCGTGCGATTTTGCTTCTTTTTCGTGACGTTCAAGCTCGCGCTGGATTTCCTCAACTGCATCAAAGTATTCTCGTGTCTTTCCCATGCGTTCTCTCCTTAGTTTCGACTATCGACCCTTATACGTAATGCGGAAGGGGTCTACAACAGCGGCAATTGTGTGACTGCTCCGGCCCGTTGCATTGTTCGGGTAATGTTATAGGCCGATATTTGCATTGTATGATACTTTTCCACCGCTTCATGTGGTTTTGCCCGTCGCCATTTGTCATCGGCCCACACTGTACCCTTAGCGCTGGCGGCGTTGTGTGAATTTCCATCAAGTGACCATACCCGGACACCCGAACCCAGCATTTGAGTTATCATCTCCTTTTGTTTGTTAGGGCTACCGCCTAGAAGGTGGACACGACGCCCGGCCAATTCACGATAATCGGGCACAAAACCCGCGTAAGAACTGGGCACGCTCACCGCCACCACACAGCGCCAGGGGATATGTTTAACTGCCCCGTTAAATTTAGGGCAGACCAACACGCGCAATACACCCGCTGCTTGTAGGTCGTCAATCTGGCGGTATAGTTGCATTCGCTGCCCTTCGTGTTCATAATCGGGCACCATTGCCATCACTGGGCGCCACCGCCGTATTTTGTGTAGGTAATCATCCCAGTCGTATCGCTTCCAATTTATATCTACCATGAACGGCCACGCCCGCGGGGTATCATCGTGGCGCGTACCGTAGGCCATACCAGCATAACGGGCAATGGCGGGCACCTTGCGGTTGTTGCCTTGCACCCAGATATACAAATTACGCCGCTCCCACACGTTTAACGGACGTTTGCGGCCTTCCTCTACGCCTACGCATTGCATACCGGACCCTTGATAGAATCTATTGGCCGGATTATCCACTGTGCATTTCAGGCGGTGCGGGGTTGGTACAGCATACAATAGCGCCCGTCCAATGCCGTGCCCGGTTAGATCGGGTCGCACCGCAATTTCATAAATGGTTGTCCATTCATCGCGCCGCAGGTGCCAATTCACAAAGCCGACCACTTGCCCATCTTGCAACGCAGCTACAAATAGCTCATGCCTGTTTACTGATTCCGACAGCGCGGCACGGTTAACAAACCCCAATTCATTTTTATAGCGATTGGCGATCTGCTTGATGGCTGGTATATCGTCTAGCGTTGCGTGACGGATAAAATACATGGTTCCTCGTTTCACTGCGCAGAAAAGCGGTTATCCGACGATTCTACGCAATTATTCTAACCTATTTGTAACCCCCTAAGTGTTGACATTTTTGAACACTTTTGATATACTATGTTCAGATAAGTAAACACTATGGAGGTTGACATGCTACAGGTTACGGTTGAATACGGGCCACGCGGAAACAAGTTGGGCGGCCAAGTTCAGATTTGGGGTTTTGATAAACTGACCCCCCGCGCCGCACGCGCAGCCCTGCAAATTGCAGGTGCCTATGATGGTACGGTGTGGTGGACAGACCCCAATGACGAACACGCCAACATGAACGGATGCCCCAGCTATGGATACCGCGTTTATCCAAAAAGCGCCCGCAAGCTGTACCCATTTATGGACATGTAAAACACCGCCCATTAGAAACCGTCGCCGCCGAGAGGCGGCGGTTTCATTTATGCCCACGCTCTTATTCCTCTCTTTACTGCGTAGAAACAACGGATATACGCAGTTATTCGCGCTTCTGTGCGACTCGAATACATTTTAGGCACAATGAAACTCTGTGCATGTTATGGCCTGCCGTGCTGTGCAGGAAGTAACCTAATTTCACCGTTTCGCTATCACACTCCCCGATAGGCCAATCATCATCCTGCATCGGACGACCACATAAACACGAATATCTATCATCGTCAATGTACAAATGACCCTTGGCTCGGTGTCTACTTGGTTCATGTTGAATGATCTGGTATTTCACGCGCTCACCTCCCGCCGCTGGCTGGCGGGTCGGCTGTGGTCTGTACCACGCAATCTTTCGCGTGTATCTCAGGCAGTGATGCGTCGCCCATGCCGCAATCGCAGACCGTGATCGGGCAGTGTCGGCAATACCACCTTTCAAGGTCATAATCGTATTCCATGATGTCGGAACACTGCGGACAATACTCATACAAATTATCTGTCACCTTGTCACTCTCCTTTTGTAGAGCGTGGGTTCAACCCACACCCTGATTGAAAACAGAGCCTTACTCCTGTCCGCCGCAGGGCGGCTAGTCGGTAAGCTCCTCTGATTTTCGGTACCACCACAAAAATGCGTCATCGTCTAGCGCGTTGTCATCGACGAGTGGAATAATGCGCGGCTCAGTGTCGCTTACGTAATCCTGCCACGGAATCTCTACGAGCCTAAAATAAGCTCGCAACTCAGATACAGGCAGGTTGGTTTCTAATTGACCATGTGCGAACGTCGCCGTATATTTTCCAGTGTCAATCATTGCCGCCTTCAGGCGATGATAGTGCTCTGTATCGTCCAGGTAAAATGTTTTCCACAACCGGCGTTTTCTTGCCATATCCCTCTCCTGTTTTTAACTTCGTATTCAATTCATTCTACGAAATGTGGGGTGGTCTATTCACCCTTTTCGCGCCCCATCATTCTCCATTCTCTCGCCATCGATACCCAACCCCGCCCAGGTCACACCCACACGCGCAAACCAACCGCCACCACGCGCCCTGGTTATCCAGCCCGCACACAATGTCCGGCTCACTCCCGCACTCAGGGCAGACTAGCAGCGTGTTACAGTCGGCACAGGTGCGTCCTGGCTCCGGCCAGACAGTGAGCGCCTCACCATAGTCTAGCGCGTGGTCGTGTTCGTCGAAGAAAGCACGTCGCGGGTCGGTCATCGGTTGCCCTCCGGGGCACGTAAATCAGCGCTTACGTGAAATCGTTTTACTTGCTATTCTGCCGCTTCAACCCAATCCGCCCACGCATACACAATCCACTCGGATACGCGCCCGGTCATCATTATGGCATATTCCTCAACGATGCCCCCGACGCAGATAGTCTCGACGACCTCGCCCACATCGCCAGCCTGTGCGACACAGACCTCGCCGCGCCTGACGTTGTGGCGTCGGTAAATATCGCGCGTGATGCGCACGCTATCGCCTACTGAGAAGGTAGTCATTCGCCCGGCTCCCCGCCCAGAGTTGCGAGGGCGTCTCTTAGCGCGGTCCATATGCTATCACAGTTAAAGCAGGTATCGGCCTTCTCTGCGGCTACCCGCCTAAGCAGCGTCATGGTTTCCCGCGCCGTCGCCACCTGCGCGGCCAGGGCGTCGCGTTCGGCAATCATCTGTAACCGACTGTGCTCTTGGTCGCTGATGGTTTCCCGCAACCGCACGACCTCGGCCTTGAGCGCGTCGCGTTCTTCCTGCTCGGTGGATGCTTCCGCCCCCTCGTCGGCGGGCGGGGTGGCCTGTGCTGCGGACACTTCCCACTCCCATGCTTTAACCTCAACCGACAAAACATACACATTTTCCCCGTCGCGCTCAATAACCCGGCTTACAGTGGCGCATTGGCTATCTTCGCGACCGTCATGCAATATGACAGCATCACCCGGTTTATAATTATCCATCACTCACTCTCCTGCGCGGCCAACTCAGCCGCGCCATAATCACCTTACTCGATAACTGCCCAGGTCACGCCGTACGCGCCGACCGCCCGCGCAAATGTTGAGCCTGAGCCTATGATACACCTTATCCCCTCGACGGTTGCGCTCGTGGGTGATGTACACGCCACCCGCGCCTTTAATCGCCCCGCTCTGCTTGAGTTTGCGCACCTTGTCCCGCACCGTGTACAGATTCAGGCCACCCGCGCCAGCCGTTCGCAGCTTCTGGCGGCAACTGGACGACAGGCCCAGGGCCGCCGCGATGGCGTCCAGGGGCGCGTTCTGGCAGGTGGCCGTCAGGGCCAGGGTTGGCCCGTGACCGTTCAGCGCGTTGATCCGGCTCTGCCAGTAGACCACCCTGGCATGCTGTTTTTTGGTCTCCGGCGCATAGTGTCCGAACGTTTCCCAGGCATCGCCCCAGGCGACGTGAGCGACCAGCCGGGCGGCTTCGTATGCAGTGCGTGTCAGTGTCATCGTGCCCCCAACTTCCAGTCGTTGGAACGTTTATAGGCGTTCCGCGCCGCGTGCCAGTCCTCGCAGCGGGTGGGGCTTTGTCGCAGTGTCATGGTATCCGGCCAGCAAACCGTTCCCTGCCGGATGACCGGGCGCAACTGAATGGTGACCGCGCCCTGCCCGTGCAGCCTGCCGCGTCCAGGCCGGTCGAAGCGGGGCGGGAAAGTGTGGCGGCTCTCCGATGGCAGCGGGTGATAGCGGCGGCGCGGCTGGTGGGCCGGCTCCGGGTCGGCGACCACCCAGCGGAACGGCGGGGCGTCGGTGCGTACGATCAGGCCGTCATGGGTCTCCAGGCGGGGCAGCGTGATTACCATCGTTCAGGCTCCATACACATAATAACAATCAGGGCACAGGCCGCCGTTGGCCTCCAGTACCTGGCGGCACTCCGGCAGGGTGCAAACCACCCGCCCGCACATCGTGCAGCGCCGGGGGCGTCCGGCAGCCTTCCGATGGCAGACGGTGCAGGTCGCACCCCGCCGGCCAGCAGGTCTTCCAGGGGCCGGAGGTCACCCCGCAGGGTGACCCCGTTCACCAGCACAATTTGAGGCATTTAGCGGTTCCCGTTCCTGGCTGTGGCCGCTGGCAGCGCGGCCATTTCCTCTACTGTCGAGGCGTGGTACATATCCAGCGCCCGGATGGCATCTTCTGCTGTTCCGGTGTAATCGGCCAATTCCAGCATGGCCCGACCGGTGCGCTCGGCTTCTTCCACCGACAGAGCAATCAAGGCTTCGCTTTCGTCAAAGCCCATTTCCAGGGCACGGGCGTAGAACTTTGCGATCCATTCGCCTTTGAGCACCCACCGCTCCTGGCCTGCCCCCAGCTGCGGCGCATTGGCCCCCGCTTGCAGCGTGCCCCGTACCTGGGCGGCATCGGCATCCAGCTGCACCATGTATTTTGTGGTCTTGGATGGTTTGCCGTTGATCTCTATGGTGAAGTCTCGCGGGACGCGGGACAGTGTAAAATCAAGGCTGGGAAGCGGGGCACCCATCAGGCGCATGAATTGCAGATATGCCTGGATGGTGTCACGGTCCACAATGGAGGTTGTGATCAGGCGGAAGGTGCCCACCACCCCGGTCCTGACAAAAAACTCAGGCAGCATGAAGGCCAGCCGCCCGACCGGCTGGCAGTCCTCGTGGTGATGGTCTTCAACCGGATCATTATTATAGTTATAGCCGTTGTTGGTCCAGCGCTTGAGGTACACGTGTCCATCGTGCCGGACTTGCAGCGTATTGTTACCGCCCCACTTCTCGAAGGCAAACATGAACGGCTTGTCATCCAGGAAGCGCACGCCGGGGATGGACTGCGGCTGATCGCCGTACAGGGCCACCCAGTCGGGCATCAGTCCACCGTAGCCCGGCGACGGGTCGAAGCGGAAATGATCCAGGTCTTTGCCGGGCCGGTTGGCCTGTTTGGCCGCGCCTTTGCGCAGCGTGCCGATTAATGGTAGTGCCATGATATTGATGTCCATTAAAATGCCAGCGCCTTCTGGTCAAAGGCTGACCACTCGCGTTCTTGCACGGTCTTCTCATATACCAGCGACGGGCAGTAGTACCCGCGCATATGATGCCGCCAGTCTACAGTCCCCAGTCGGCAGGTCATCAGCAGTTTGCGCCCGTCTTCCTCGCGGAAGAAGGCGACCTGCCCGATCTGCCAGCCGCGCGTTGGTTCGGGCAGCGGCGCGTAGCCTTCGACGGCCAGTTCCCGGCATACGGTGGTGAAGCGCTCAAAACGGGCCTTCTCCAGACGTATCTGACCAGGCGTCCGGGGGTCTTTCCAGCGTGTTTCAATGTAGGTGCGGCCCCGCTCAGTGATCCGATGCCAGGTGGTGCGGCGTCCGCCCTGCGGCTCCAGCAGTCCGGCCCGGATGAGTTCGGTTGTCCAGGCCAGATAGGCGCTGTGAATCGGGAAATAGCGATCCCCTTCCGCTTTGCCATTGGCGAAAACGTACGCGCCTTTTAACAGCCTCTTGGCTTCGGTGCTGATGCGATGCCCGGCGGGAACGGTGGCCGTCAGGGCTGGCAACAGCAGCACAGGTTTGGGGGCCATCAATAATAACTGTGTCATCGCCCCCACTCCATCATGTAACTGGCTTCCTGGCATTCCGCCATGCGCTGGCCGTCCCGGCACTTGTGGCAGGGTTGGGCGTTGCCGTACATCCAGACGATCCCGGCATCACAATCACATTGACCACCCTGCTCCACCTGTGATATTATGGTCGTGAAGACCTGTCCGGTTTTCTGTGGTTTGGCAGTCGTCAGCGTGTCCGCGCTGACGACTTTTTCATTGGTGCGTATCATACGTCATCCCCTTCAAATTCCGCCGGGTCAAACCCGTGATCCAGCAGTACCAGGTCAAACTCGGCTTCGGCTTCACGCGCGGCCTGGGTCATGCCGACAACCGGCAGCCGCACGTTGTAGGTAAAGTGCCACTGCTCCCGTGCCTGCTCCAGCGCCCGCTGGCGCAGGAATTCTTCATCTTTCAGGCTGACCAGGCACTGAGACATGGCGAGGCCGTCCAGCACCCGCTGAATGTGGGCGTTCTGTAGCGCTTCCAATTGACGGTCAATCTCGGCGATCTGGTCGCTGTCCTTCGCCTGGATGGCGACGGCGCGGGCGACCAACAAGAGGTTGGTCTGCTCGATTTCGGTTGGGGCTACCTGGCTGGTGGTCATGTGGGGGGCGTCCCTTCACTATGCTACTATGCTATCGTTATGACACCATTATCCTATTAAACTGCACATTTGTCAAGCGTTGGGGGCAATCGTTTCAAAATACTAACTTTTGTCTTGCTTGACAATATGACTTACATAGTATATTGTTATGCTATACGCAAGGAGCAAGATCAAATGACCATCCGCTGGCTTACGACCAAATTCCGCAAGATACGACAGTTAAAATCCATCGTTGAACGGCGTAATATATCCATGCGCGAAGTGTCGGATGCTACCGGCATCAACTGGCGCACCATCCAGCGTTACGAGACAGAAGATCAGGGTGACCCCGATCCGGCCATTGTAGATAAACTGGCTCGGTACTACGGTAAGAGCCTGGACGATTTCGTAATCATCACCGACGATGATGACAAGGTAAGTGAAGCCCCAAAAATGATGGCGGCTCCTAGTTAGGACCTTTGCATACTTATTTTTACATGCCCTGGTGGTGTAAGGTTGCACGTCCTTGCCACGGCGAGGAAGGACCGGATCGTTCCCGGCGCAGGGCACTGGGTCAGCAGGGCGGACGATGTTCGCGGGGTCTAAGGCACTGGCGCGTAAGGCCGGTGTGCGGAAGGGTCGCGAGTACCGAGCGCAGCCGCCCTGCCCCCAACCTTCTACCGCTGTGTTGCCCCGTGATGCCGTAAGGCTTAGCGGGGGAGCGCGGCTGCATCCTCAACGGTGAGGCCGTCGAGGACAACCCTATCGTATGGGTTAGATCGCAGCGGGGAAGGTCAGCAGCAGACAGCACAGGTAGGGCACCTGGTCCACAAGATCAGGCGCAAGGAGGGCGCGCAGTGCTGTGTATCACCACGGGGTAGTTAATCGTCAGGCCACTGTAGACCGACTGCCCCACTTGGGCCTGACAGGCGTCGCCAGTCGCTAAAGCCCGCAAGGGCTGAGGCTGTACCCCGGTTCGAGTCCGGGCAGGTCCACATGCCCCATTGCGTTTCCGGTAGGCAAAGCCGATAGGCTGCTCTGCAACGCACCTTAAGCAGGGTTACGATAAACCGGCGACTGGCCGCCGTAAGCGGCCCCAACTCTAGCAACTTCCGTCAGCGGCGAGGTTGACGGTTGCGGCATTTCTCCTCTAGTGGGCTTCTGGCCGGTGTGCCCCAAACACCGGCCCGGTAATGGCTCTGGGCGGTGGAGTTTATCGCTCGTAAAGTGGGGAGCGTGCAAGTCTCTTGTAATGACCTTTGCGCTCCACCGTCCAGACCCCGGCCCATGTGCGACACCCCTCGACCCGCGACCTCTCAACGCGGCGCATGGGCCGGTCCTTAAAAACGAAGTGCCCCCGGATTTGGGGGCATCGGTATCTAGGGCAAAAGGTTAGAATTGGGTTGTGTGGGATATTCAAAAAGCACCCCCCTACCCTACTTAAAAAACCTGACGCGCTGTGTTCGATTGTAAGCCGAAATCGGCGGATTGTAACAGAAGGTTTGTTGGGGGGTAGAACCCCCCGACCAACGAAATCTAACCCCCCGGTTACCCAAGTGGGATATTATGTTTTTTGGGATAAACCTATGCACTGCTTACACGTTGGAGACATCGCCGCATACTGCCAGCAGTACACCGGCCCGCTATTCCATGCGGCGCTGATGGACGCGCCGTATCACCTGACCAGCATCACCGAGCGCTTTGGCAAGGACGACTCCGCTCCGGCTCAGCACGGCACCGATGGCGCTTTCCAGCGGGCGAGTCGTGGCTTCATGGGTAAAACCTGGGACGGCGGTGACGTGGCTTACCGGGTCGATACCTGGCAGGCCATCAAGCGCGTGTTACACCCCGGCGCGTTTATGTTCGTGTTCGGGGGTAGCCGCACGTTTCACCGGATGGCAGTGGCAATCGAGGATGCGGGGTTCGTGATACATCCAGCGCTAGTGTGGCTGTTTGGGTCGGGCTTTCCGAAAGCGACCCGCATTGATACACAGGTGGACCGGGATAACGGGGCGGAGCGGGAAGCCATAGGTTTGCACCCTAACCCCGGCAGTACCAGCCCACGTCTAGCAATGGGCGATGGTTGGCAACCATCGCCCCAACTCACAGCCCCCGCCACCCCCCTCGCCCAACAGTGGGCAGGCCACCGCTACGGGTTGCAAGCGCTCAAACCCGCCGCCGAGTTTATCATCTGCGCCCAGGTGCCCTACAACACCCGCCCCGTTGACAGCATCACGGGCACGGGGGCCGGGGCTTTGAATATTGACGATTCTAGAATTGAAAGCGGTGGCACTCATGGTAGTGCTAAAAGCGCCGGGTTAGGTAGTAAGCGGGTAGCTTCGGGTGTACCATTTGTCGGAGGCATTATACAGCCGCCACACCCCGCCGGAAGATGGCCCGCTCACGTCGCCCTCTCCCACACCCCCACCTGCACGCCGGACGCCTGCGCAGACGGTTGCGCGGTTAAGGCGTTGGCGGAGCAGAGTGGGGAGAGTGTTAGCTCTGGCGGCACTGGTGAGACTACACAAAGCATAGGGGGGCGAGGCTCATATAACGGGGGAGACAGCCGGGGCTGGTTCCATCATGGCGACTCAGGCACCGCCGCCCGCTTTTTTCACAACAGCGACTACCTGCTAGAACGCCTGGAAGGCGCGCCGCCGTTCTTCTACTGCGGCAAGGCGGACCGATGGCAGCGTGAGGCAGGGTTAGCCCTACCCGAAAACGAAACGCCCGGCGTCTACGCCGGGCGTGCAAATGGTAGTCTGGGGCAGAAAACTGCACCACGCCGCAACGGGCATCCAACCGTGAAACCGCTCGCACTTCTCCACTGGCTCGCCACCCTACTACTACCCCCCGACGCCTACGCGCCCCGCCGCTTACTCGTGCCCTTTTCGGGCAGCGGATCAGAGATGATAGGCGCGCGGTTGGCCGGGTGGGAGCACGTGCAGGGCGTCGAACTGGAAACGCCCTACGCGGCCATCGCCTGGCAACGGTTGGAATTCTGGCAGCAGTTTGCACCTGAAGATTGGCACACCGCGCGCGAACTTGCAGAAATATGGGAGGATAACGAAAAGGCGCGTCATGAACGTGAGGCAGCCGGGCAGTTGCCGCTATTTGATCTTGAGGTTGCACGATGACGGCTTCTGGTGTATTATCAAGCCAATCACATACAAAAAAAAGCGACCGCGACGGTAGCACGTCGGGGCCGCTACGCCAAACCAGGCCACAAGACTGGAAGGGCGTTTTGCTTAGTATAGCAGGTTCCCCCGCTTTCACAAGCAATTCATGCCCCCAACTTCTGGCCTGTCGAGAAATTATCGACGGGTTAGTTTGATTCTTGGAGATCACCATGGTTCAAGTATCGGTGGGGGTAGATGCCCCCAACTATACACAGGCCCCGAACATCATCTTCGATGAATGGATGGCCGATATGGAATGCACCGAATTTAAGGTGGTCATGGCAATTGTCCGCTTTACTTTCGGTTGGCACAAAGATCGGGACCGGATCAGCCTGTCCCAACTGGAGAAGATAACCGGTCTTAGTCGTCAGGGTGTGAGCGATGGAATAAAGGCGGCCTTGAAGCGCGGAGCCATCGACCGGGAGCCTTGCGGCCAGGGTTTTACCTATGCCTTACTAGTCAACTCAGTAGACCAGTCTCCTGACGACATGTCAACTCAATTGACTAGCACTAGTCAACTCAGTAGACCAGCACTAGTCAACTCAGTAGACACACAAAAGAAAGTAAATAAAGTCAAAGAAAAAGACTCTGGCGCTAACGCGCCGGAGGATGACCCAGAAGACTGGTTAACCCTGTCAATACCTAAGTTCAAAAAAGCCGTTAAGGCAGGGAAGATCGTTCAGGGCGATTGGCAGACCCTACTGGATCGGGAACGTGCCAAGCCCAAGCCACGTAAGGGCATTACTAAATACTTGGATAGACTACTGAACCCGGTAGAGCGGGAGCGCAATCCACTTTTTGATGTTGTTTGTAAACGGGTTTACTACATTGAGCCAGGCAGCGTCGATGAGGATGACGTATCCGGTCGTGTAGGCAATTCGTTGAAGTCCCTGCGTAATGTGGGTGCTACACTGTTTGAATTTATGGCTGCCTGTGACTGGTACGAAGCTCAGAACCTTAACCCACCGCGCGATCTAAACACCGGACAGCTGATTAGAGACTATCGTGCTTCGCATAGTGAAGCATCACCCGCGCCCAATCAAACCTACTATTCCGGCCAGAGTCGCGCCGAGCTTATCGCCCAAATGGAGGCCACTGGATGACCTTAACAACCGACGCCCCGGTAAAGTTGTTACCAGCCGTCACGGCTACACGAAATAACGGCAACGGCGCAAAAGCAGATAACAACGGTCGCGTTGCCCCCAACCCTGGTTGGGGAGACAAAGGCAGCGGCGAAAAACTCTATGACAAGTCCGACCCCTTCAACTTGACCCCACACAGCGTTGAGGCCGAAGAAGGCGTGATCGGTGCGGTGCTCATGAATCCGACCTGCCTGTTCGACGTATGCCGGATTCTGGATGCCGAGGACTTCTTTATTTTACGGCATGGATTTATCTGGGAAGAAATCGCCCGACTGCACGAGAGCAAGACACCGCTGGACACCCGCACCCTGGCCGAAGCCTTGCGAGCGCGGGACCGCCTGGATTATATCGGCGGGGAACCTTACCTGCGTTACTTGCCTTCGGTCACCATATCAACGCTCAAAAAGAACGTGGTGGCCTATGCCGAGATCGTCAAGCGGGCCGCCACCCGCCGCCGCTTGTTGGGGGCAGCCGGAGAAATCGCGCAGCTGGCCCACAACGAAAGCCTGGACATCTTCCAGGTGCTGGCCGAAGCGCAGGACAAAGTGACGGTCATCAGCCAGGAGAGCGCGGCCCGCCAGTCCAACGGGATCAGCGCGTACGACCTGGCGAGTGAATTCCTGGACACGCTGGCCGACTGGCGTGAGGGCAAAAAGGAGATCGGGATCGGCACGCCGTGGCCCGATTTTAACCAGATGACCGGCGGCTTTTTGCGCGGTGACCTGATCATCGTGGCCGGGCCGACCTCGATGGGTAAATCGTCCTGGATGATCCAGGCGGCGCTGCACGCCGCTGTGAACGGCTACAAGGTGTGGTTTGGTTCTAACGAAATGAGCCGCCAGCAGATGTTTGCCCGTATGGCGGCCATCAAGAGCGGGGTCAGCACGCACTACAACAACATCCGGCAGGCAGCCCCGGAGGATTACGCCAAGGTTGTCGCCGCCGTGGCCGACATCAGCCAGTTACCGATTCACTTCGAGGATATACGCGGCTGTACGGCTGTTCAGGTGCGGGACCGGGTACGCGAGCAGTACCAGCAGGAAGGGGTTGACATCGCTTTTGTGGACTACCTGCAAAATCACCCCGACCCCGGTACCAGCCAGCGCCACGATCTGTATCTCAAGAACTGCGCGCTGACCTATCACCAGTTGGCCGGGGCGCTCAATATCCCGGTGGTCCTGGCTTCGCAGCTGAGCGGGAAATTGTTTGAACGCACGGCACGCGGGGCGGACAAATACAAAGTGAAGCGCCCGCGCCTGGGTGACCTGTACGGTAGCTCTGGCGTGGGCCAGACGGCTGAAACGGTTGTATTCCTGCACCGTGACGGCTACTGGCGGGAAAAGGAGGAAGGTTTGCAGCCGCAGGACCGCAAGCCCGCCGATTATTTGATGGACGGCATTATTGCCAAGCAGCGAAACGGGCCAACCGGGGATTTCCCCATGATCTGGCGACCAGACATTACCCGGATGGACAGCCCGGCCCGCAAAGACCAGGAAAGTAAAGCGAGTGAGGTAAGACACTATGCAGACGAACTCTAAATGGATGATGGTTCCGACCGAAGTCTACCGCCGTCTGTACGTGTCCGATCACCTGGTGCAGCGCCTGCTGGATACCAGCGATGGCGACGTGGTGGCGGTGACCACGGTGGGTCAGTTCCCGGTGCCCGACGCGGCCCGCCTGCTGGCCCGCGAATGGCTGGCGGCTGGCGGATGCCCGGCTGGTGAGCGGGAGCGTGATCCGGCGGTGGAAGGGATGGCGCGGTGAGGCTACGCTACCGACTTAAAACCATTGCTTGGAATCTGTATCCCTTCAAAACACGGTGGCCGTGGGTTGCGCCGTGCCAGCTTTGCGGCACCAGTCGTTATTATGATTTTCATGCGCCTACAGCGATATGGAATCAGGTAGCCAGCATGATACCGGGTAACTCCGAGGCGGTAGGTTCTGGACGCGAGGGCACACCTGGTGTCCTATGTTTCAATTGTTATTGTAATCTGTGCGCCAAAAACGATTTACCATGGTATTACTGGCTAGACCCAGGACCAAGCGCATGAAACACCTACAACACACCCTCACCACCCGCGCCCAGGCCCGGATCGACCGTATCACCGACCTGGACACGCTGGCCGGGGTGGAAGATGAATATCGGTATTACGCTGAGCGCAGCGCGGGCAGCTGGCGGGATACGTTTGTGCGGCTGGCAGAGTATGCGAAGGGGCGGCACAAGCGGATGCGGATGCGGGGTAAAGCACGCTGGGCTACTGTTGAGGATATTGTGGGGGTGATGCGTGATGGCTAAGATCAGGTTGATTGTCGCTAAGTACCGCCAGTGGGTTTATTCACCCACAGCGATCTATGTATACCACCTGGGGCTATATTCGGGCTTTCCATGTAAATACGTCCGGGGGAAAATGCGCGGGAAACACTATCGTATTTTGGTCCCACTGGCATATTATGACATGCTGATGCGGAAGTATTCTACATGAACGATAGCCGATGCCCAATTCCCCGCCGGCTCTGGGCCGAGCGCGACCCGGTATACAGGCGGACCGATCTGTTCGTTGGGGGCACGCTGCTGGCGTTTGTGGTGGCGTGGCTGTTGGTGGTAAGTGTGATGATGGGATTAGGGGGATAAGATGGTAAACGTTATAGATGACCTCAACAAGTATCATGCGTCCATAAACGGGCAGCAGGTATTTCATATTGTGGCGCGTGTTGTAGTCGATGAATTAAAAGGCAGATATGATCGGTATACTGTGGGCGTTTCAGATGATTTTGGCAAAGCACTGGCCTTTGCCTGGGAAAAGGTCAGGGAAAAAACCGATGAATACCGGGAATGCCGTTATGATGAAAAGCGGGGTTGCTTGAGTATCCCTGTTACCCACTATCGAGACAGAATCATTATCTATCCGAAGGTGGGGATAGAATAGAAAAACCCGGCGAGGCCGCCGGGTTGGCAGCGGGGAGTTGAAACCGCTGCACTGAGTTGAGTATACCACAAAAAGGAGTTGGGAACATGTTTCGTTTTTTCAGACGAGAAAAACAGCACGAAGATGATATAGTATTTGATCGCGCCATGCGGCGGGCACGTCGGGAATATGCCGCCAAGAATCCACCGCCGACCAAACCACGCCAAAGCGCCCGGTTGCCCTGGTTTGGATGGCCTATCCTGGCCGTCATGCTGGCCGGTGCCTTGCTGGCTGCCTTCCGCACATTCCCAGTGTTTCAGTCTATCGCTGCTTTAACCGTTGGCGAAATCCCGGCGACGATAGAAGGCTTCCTGGCAATGGTGACGATTGACCTGGCCGTGGTGATGTTTCGCTTCATCATCGTCTACCAGAAATACCGCAAGGCCCCACAATCAGCCAAGCTAACCCGGCAGGTGGGCTTCGGGGCTTTGGTGGCCGTCCTGACTCAGTTCTTTGCACAATTGTACGCGACGCGAGACATTAGCTCAGAAATGCAAACTTGGAGCGGGCTTGAGATTGTCGTTGCTTTTTCCGCTGCATTGGGCGCGATGGCCCTGGCTTTTATTGCTGCTGAGATTATCGCTGTGTTGTGGGTGCAGAGCATCGAGGAACACGGGAAAGCCAAGCAGGAATACAACGAAGCCAGAGCCAAGTGGCATAAAGGCTTCGGGCGCAGCTGGGACCGGGCCAAAAGGCGCGATCCGTCCCTGTCCCCGTCCCCAGGGGACACCAGGGACAAGGCATCGGCCCCTAAGCCGTCCCGTGGGGCCAAGCAGGGACCAACACCCAGTGAGGGGCTGGTAATTGCCTATATTGAGGACAACCCGGCGTCCCTGGATATGCCGGTTCGTGAGCTTGCAGAAGCTGTGGGTGTAAGTAAATCGGTGGCTGGCAGAGCGCGAAAAAATGTTACGTCCCCGTCCCCAAATGGGAATGAACCATTAGAATAAAACACGGCTTTTGGGTATAATAGAGGTGTCTAGGCAAACGGTAAAAAGGCATTATAATTGTAAGCGGCCCCCTATGGGCTGGCGTTTGCCTAGACAACAAACAGCCAGCAGCCCAAAGGGGGTTTTTCATGGATGGTAGTTCAATTTTTGCTTCGTTCTTCGCAGGTGCATATATCGTCATGACCGCAACCTGTTTGTTGTTGGTGGTGACTGTGTTCTTTCATCGGGCCAGGATTGAATATCTAAATCGTGAAGTAGATCGGTCTGATGAGTATTTGATATTTCTTGAGCACTTGGTATCTAGGTATGAGAGGCAAGCAAAGACCGCGGGGAAGCCTGTCATACCTAAGCCAGACTTACCAAACAAAGATGGGTTTGTATATCTACTTCGCGATCTGGATGTTTCCGGTCATTGCAAGATTGGCAGGACTACGCGGCCACGGCAAAGAATGAAATCCTTTGGTGTATTGCTGCCCTTTGAGATTGAACTGGTAACGATGATTAAAACTGATGACTGTTTTAAGTTAGAGCAAAAACTACATCTACGCTATGCCAAAAAGCGCAAGCGTGGCGAGTGGTTTGCACTGACTGATAAAGACATTCTTGAGATTAAAGAGTTGGGTGACAACGTGTTGTACGGTAAAGACTAACCCCCACATTCTAACCAAACTGTAACCCCAAAAGCCCTGACATTTAGCTGACAGGGCTTGTTTGCTTTAAGCATGTGCTAGCACATATTTTAGTGGTTGATTAGCAGGGTAAAAAATGATAGGCTATATATATTCAATGGCGTAGGGGCCTACTCTCTCTAAGATCAGGCCCCTACTAGCGACATGGAGGCTAAATCATGTCAAGCAACAAAGACTTGAACGATCTTCTTGATATACTGACTGAAGTTCAACTAAGGCAATTTATCAAGAAACAACTTCAATCGAATACAAGCGTAGCACGCGAAGACGGCGAGGTCAATAAGGCTAAACCTCCTATTGTTTTAGGTCAAAAAACGCGCCCCCCCGATGATCTTCTTACGCGCCGACAGGCGGCGGAATACTCAGGATATTCACGTCAAAGTATTTACAATTGGGTGAAAGATGGGCAGTTGGAAGAATATTCAATAGGTGGAAGACCCCACGTAAGCACTGCGGATTTGGATAGATACCTGAAAGAGAAAAAAAGGGTTCGGGTGAACGGAGGCACTAAAGATAATTCCGCCGAAAACCGACGTGATAGCTTTCCTTCGCGCGCTGTACCAATAACAGAGATTGAAGATTGGCACTCATACACTGTTGCGCAGAAGAAGTTGCAGATGAGTCGAGAAAATTTAATGTCGTTGGTTTCGCGGTACAATCTCACAACAGAACAGATCGGAACAGCAACCTGCATAAACGTTAAAGAGGTACATACCCGTATCAATGGCAATGCTCTTTATCGTGCCGATCCGACTGTGTTTTCACGTTGGATATCTATAGACAGGGCAGCGCAGCGAATGGCGACAGAGCAGGGAGCCGATGGAGATTATGAGGTCATTCGCAGTTTTGCTCGGAAGATAAGTAATAGAGCATCCCATATCAAGAGGGGATATGCAAAAATTGCAAGCCACAAAATTGGTAACTACCGTCTAGTGAATTGGGACGAAGTTAATCAGTTTGAATTTTAGGCAACAACACACACTCCCGGCCACCACCGGGGGTTTTTCTTTTCCCCCATATCCCACCCCCCTATGCGATAACTTGGGATATAATCAACTTATCACAAATTGCCTATTGACAAATATCTATATATCAATGTATTATAACCTATAAGGAACGCGCTTACACTGGCGACTCGGTGCGAGTGCTTCCAACGTAGTATGGCACATCCAAGCAAGTGCAGGGGCGTCTGCGCTGGCTTATAGTGCTTTTCTGCGGGCGGAATACCGTAAGACCCTGACGCGCGGGGGGTCAAGCGGTGGACTGTCCGCTTTTTGCGTTCTATGGGATGGATAATTGTTAAACAATCAGGATCAATAATGCCCTGGAAGCCGGGACAAAGCGGAAACCCAAAAGGAAGACCCCCGAAAAATCGGGCATTAACTGATCTACTGGCGAAGGCTGGCAGTAAGACGCTGGCCGATGTGGATGGTAAGAGGCGCAATAGCAAGCGCATCCTGGCCCGGCTGATGTGGGAGTTTGTGATCAACGGGAGCGCCAAGTTTCCCGATGGCACAGTAATAACTGCCAAGGATAGCGATGATTGGTTGGCAGCCGCTAAGTTCATCTATCAGCATATTGACGGGCCGCCGCCCAAAGAGATCGATCTGACCAGTGCCGGACAGCCGATAAAAACTTATATCGCGGTAAGCCCGGACGACTGGGACGAAGAAGACAACGAGCAGGGGGACATAGACCATGACGGGCAGCAACGGCCACAGGCCGGAGCCACATAATTACCCGTCCCAGTACCTAGCACCTTACCAACCGTTACCCTGGCAAATACCCGCCTGGCGAGACAAATCACCCATCGTGCTGCTATCCGGCAGCGCGGGGGGCGGCAAATCCCGGCTGGCCGCTGAGAAAATCCACGGCTTCTGCAAAAAGTACGCAGGGGCCACGGCCCTGATGCTGCGCAAGACCCGCGAGAGCATGACCAATTCTACAGTGCTTTTTATGCAGCGGGTGGTGGTGGGCAACGACCCAACAGTGCGATTTTTGTCGTCCAAGTTCCGCTTTGAGTATGAGAATGGCTCAATGCTGATGTGGGGCGGTATGAAGGACGAACAGCAGCGGGAACACGTGCGGTCGATTGGCATCCAGGGCGGCCTGGATTACGTCTGGATGGAGGAAGCAACTCATTTTCTATTCCAGGACTTCCAGGAGATCATCACCCGTTTGCGCGGCAAAGCGGCACCCTGGACGCAAATCCAGCTGACCACCAACCCCGACGCGCCGCTGCACTGGATAAACCAGCGCATGATCCTGGGTGGCAAGGCATCGGTGCATTACAGCGGGGCGTTGGACAACCCGCATAACCCGCCGGAGTACATCGCATGGCTGGAAATGCTGGAAGGCGTGCAGTATGACCGGCTGGTCAAGGGATTATGGGTGATGGCGGAAGGGGTCATTTATGACAACTTCACGCTACAGCATAACGTGTCACCTGATGCCGCCTATCATCCCGACAAGGGGCCTGTATTTTGGGGCATGGATGACGGTTACGCGGAAGGGCAGGGCATCGGGCATACCAGTTACCACCCGCGCGTGGTGCTGCTGGCACAGATGACGCCGGTCGGTGGGCTGGATGTGTTTGCCGAGTATTACAAGACCGGCGTGGCCGATTACGCCGACACCATCGAGGAAGTGCTGGGGTATGGCTACCCGCGCCCCGATCTGGTGTATGTGGACAGCAGCGCGGCCATGTTACGTGGTGCACTGGGCAGCAAAGGGCTGCACAACATGGGGGCCACGCACAAGGTGGCCGAGGGCATCAAGAACCTGCGGCGGTTGGTCTGTGACGGGCAAGGGGTACGGTTACTGAGGATACACCCGGACTGCCGGAACCTGGTGCGGGAATTGCAGAGCTATCGCTACAACCAACGATCAACGGTCGCCACTGGAGGCGAACCGGCACCCTTAAAAATAGACGATCATGGGCCGGATAGCCTGCGCTACCTGGCTCAGCGACTAAGGACGAATTGATATGGGACTGGAAACCTGCGAAGCATCGCCCGTCTGGGTGGCGGAATTTGCCCCGGTCAAAGGCGAGACAGCCGTGCAGAGCACCATCGGAACGGCTGAGCATGTGGTAGATACTGCGGACTTTACGGCCATCCCCAACGGCCTGTTGGTGCAGGCCACGGGCGGCAATATTTACTGGCGCATGGACGGCGCGGTGGCAGACGTAAATTCCTTCCTGCTGAAATCGGAAGACCCGCCGGTCATTTTCCCGTGGGTGCATGGCACCAGTTATTACTCCTTCGTTGGAGCCGATGCCGCCGCCCACCTGATCATTCAGCCAATCACGGTCCACTAGGAGCCTAGATGATGGTCGCCTTAATTGACCAGGCGCAAAAGCAGACCGTCCAAAAACTGCCGGAAGCCGAGAAACAATCATCGCTTCAATATTTCGCCACGCACCGCAACGAACTGCTGCCACGCTGGGGCAGTCGCCGGCGGGAACAGACGCTGCGCGGTTGGGAGCGGCACCCCTACAATACCATGCTTCAGGGGGCCGTCGGCGGTTTTATCAAGCGGGTACTGGCGACACCCTGGGAAATCCAGGGGCCGCCCAACGATGCGACAGGCGGGGTGGAGCGCTGGCAGGAATTCCTGCGGGATATGCAGTTCGGCATGGGCTGGGCGATGGGCATGGGGCCATTTATCCGCGATTTTTTCCGGCAGGACATCGGCGCGTTTATGGAAGTTATCGGCCCCGGCAACCCGGCCAACGCGATGACGGGGCCTCCGGTGGGCATGGCCTACCTGGACGCCATGCGCTGCACGCCGACCGGTGACCCGGATTTCCCGGTGATTTATCTGTCCCAGGACGGCAAAAAACACGTCATGCACCGCACGCGCGTTTTCCGCCTTCTGGACATGCCGGACAGCGACGAAACGCGGCCCGGCCCGATTGGCCTGTGCGCGGTGTCTCGCCTGGCGGCGCTTATCCAGCGCGAAGTGCTCATGGGCCGGTACGTTGAGGCTTTCCTGGATGACAAGCCCAAGCCCGGCATCCTGCTGGGGCGCAACATATCGGAGGGGGCCTGGAACGCGGCCCTACTGCGCTACCGGGAAACCATCAACCGGGACGACATGGGGGAGTGGGGCAAGACGGTCTTTATATCCGGGCTGGCCGTCGATCAGCCCATCGACCTGCAACCCATCGCCTTTACCCAGGCCCCGGAAAAGTTCGATTTTAAGGTATACACAGTTGAGATTGACGTGCCCATGATGGCGCTGGCACTGGGCATCGATCCGCAGGACATCTGGCCGCTGAGTGGGCAGAAGATGGGCACCAACACGCAGTCGGAAATCCTGCACGCCAAGGGGCAGGGCAAGGCGTTCGGGTACGTTTTGCAGCAGCTGGAGCGGGAGATCAACGACACGCTGCCCGACGCCTATGAATTCCAGTTCAAATACCGGGATGAACAGCAGGACCGGGAGCGGGCCGACAATGCCCAGGTGTGGGTCGGCATGACGCAGACCCTGCCGTCAACCGTGATGAGTGACGACGAAAAGCGGCAGCTGCTGGCAAACATGATCGAGCCGATCAAGGACGTGATCACCGACGACAATGGCCAGGTGGTGCGGCTCGATGACGTTGACCCGAAGGAAGACCCGACCGACAACCTGCTGCCCCCCTTTACACCGCAGCCGTCACCGGAGGCCAGTGGGGAAGCGGCTTCCCCGGACAGCGCGGGCATTGACGACACGCAGAGCAAGGGACGGGTGGAAAAGGATTTCTCAACCACCCGCACGCAGTTTGTCATCATGCTGGAGAACGCGATCCAGGTGGCCCAGGATGGCGTCGGTAACCCGTCCGCTTTCCGAGTGCAGCTGCGCGAAATGCTGCGCACCTACGGGCGGGACGCCTACGGGGACGGCCTGGAAGAAGGCGGTGTCAATCGCGCCGACATGGATGACCGGGACGAGCAGGCCCTGCGCCAGTTCCTGGTGGAACAAAGCGGCTTTATCAGCAAGTTCGCGGCCCGCGTGTACTCTGGAGAAATGTCAGAGCGGGCGGTCAGAGTACACGCGGAAATGTGGGCCAACAAGTCGCTGAGGGGGGCTTTTCTCCTGGGAAAAGCATCGGCGGCATGGAACGTGCCGCACATTTGGATACTGGGACAGACGGAAACTCACTGCCCTGATTGTAAGCGCTTAGCGGGACAAATTCACCGGATGCGCGACTGGCGCAAGCGGGGCTGGTATCCGGGCAGCGGCAAGTTGGATTGTAACGGGTTTAACTGCGATTGTAAGTTAGACCCTGTGCCTGGCGAACGGGCCAGGGGAAGGTACTAATGGCTGAAAAGAAAATACACCGGGGCGATCCTGCGCTGGCGGCATTAGGAATAATGAATGATACGGGCGATATAAAGTACCGGATCGTTGCTGATGCTGAAGATCGCAAAAAGCGCCAGATCACGCTGGAAAAGGAACCGTCCCAAGCCGTCACGGTCAAGCAGGGGGCCGACGGCGCGCGGTACATGACGCTGGTCACCACCAACGGCTATAAGGACCGGGAAGATGAGTATATCACCACGGATGCGCTCACCGACTGGGTAGAAAAACAGTGGGACGGCGAAGCGTTCAAGAGTGATAACAAGCTCGACTTCTGGCACATGCAAGCGCCGACCATTGGCGATCTGGTCTGGGCTGACATGCAGGGCACCTTCCTGGTGGAAGTCTACAAGGAACGCGCCAGCGGCCTGCCATTGGTGCAAGCCTTCACAACTGCGATCTGGGATTTCGTCGCCAAGCAAAACGACTATGGGGCGTCCCACCTGTTCATTTACGACCCCGACCGGGTGGAAGACACCGAAGACGGGCGTGTCTATCACGCCATAGACAAAAGACGATCAACCACGCTGCCGCTGGAGTTTGCAGCGAATCCGTTTACTTTTTCAGGAGTCATCACTATGACGAACGAACAGAAGGACAAACGGGACAACGTTTTAGACCAGGCGCTGCCTGGGATAAGTGACGCCTTCAAGAAGTTGCGGGCTTCGCTATCCGGTGCGCAGCAGGAACTGGGTCAGAGCGGTGTCCAGTTTAAGGCCATCGGGCCATCGGTCACGAAAGAAGACCTGATCGACGCGCTCACTATTGGCACGAAGGAAACAACCCGGCAGGTGCTGGAAGCTGCCACTAAAGAAGAGGATGCTCAGGACGTTGATGTGGACGTGCGTGGCATCGTTGAAGATGTATTGGCCGCTATGATGGAAGTCCCCACGACAACCGTCGAGGACTACCAGGACGTGCTGGACATCGACGCCGATGCTGACACCGGCGATGACGCGGCAGACGAGACCGAGCCTGCACCCAACACCGAAGCGGTTGACGAATTGAAGGCCCTGGCGACGACGGCCATGAAAGCCTACGAGGACGTGACCGCAGACAATGCCGCGCTGCTTGAACAGCAGACGGCGCTGGTGGAAGCGTTGAAGGCGCTGGCCGGGATGCCGGAAGCCGTCACCACGATGGCCCAGCGTATCGAAAAGCTGGAAAAACAACTGGCGGGCCGGTCCAAGCGGGCCAGCCGTGCCGCCGAGACCGATGCCGAGAACGTGGCTCCTGACCTGCTCGCGGCTGTAGACGCCGCCGAAAAGGCCAACGGGGACCATGCCACGTATTTTGGCCTCCCAGGTAAAGGAAGCTAATCAATGACCGATCTACGTATTGCTGAGAAGAAGTTCTCTACCGAACAGGTGCAGGCGCTGATCGACGCTGGCCTGGCCTTCGGTCAGAAGAACACGCCGGCCAGTACCACGCTGAGCACCAACCTGCTGCATGGCCCATCGCAGTCGGGCACCGGTTACGGACCACTGGCCGCGCCGGGCGTCCGCCCGCAGATGCTGTCGGCCATGACCCGACCCTATTCGCTGGCCCAGGTGCTGGACATCGTGCCGTCGGAGGTGAACACCGAAAAGCTGGACATCCACACGGGTGTCACCACTGAAACCGGCACCAACGCCACCGGCTGGTGCGGCGACCCGCCGCCCGTCGGGGCGTTCAAGAAGTGCGGGATCGACTTCGAGTGGGGCAAATACTACATCAAGGACGATCTTGTGGCCGTCGCCGAAGTGGGGATGCGCCTCGACCATGCAGACGTGCCCCGCGCCATCATGAACGCGGCCAGCCCGGTCAATGCCGGCAACCGCTTCATCCCCGATATGGTATTCACGCTGAGTGATACCATGTCCGCGCTGCGTTACCAGGCTTACCTGGTTGGCGTCAGCGCAGAGCGCGATGTGTGCCACGTCACCATCCAGGGCGATACCACCCTGACCAGCGCCAACGCACATCATGGCTGGATTGCCGAGCCGTCCGGCCTGGACACGCTGATCGCTACCGGTTACGCCGACCGCCTGAGCAGCACGACCTGCCCGGTGGTTGACCCCATCGTCAAATCGTTTAATGCGCTGGTGACCGGCACCGATGCCAACAGCCGCATCCTGCGCGACGTGATGACGGGCGTGATGTACAGTCTCAACCAGCGCGCGCGCCGCGCCGGGATGATGGGTGTGCAGTGGGCCTTTGTGATGCGCGAGGAATTGTTTTATAACCTCGTCCAGCACCTGGCCTGCAAGATGTTCACCACCTTCTGCACCGCCACCCTGGAAACGTCGCTGTCAACCAGCGCCGAGACCATCGAGCGGCTGCGCCTGGACATGCTGACCGGCGGCTACATCTGGCTGGATGGCCGGCAGTATCCGGTCATCACCGACGAGTGCGTGCCACAAGACACGCTGGGCAACCAGTATTACAAGTCCGATATGTACGTGATACCGGTCTCCTGGCAGGGGATGCCGCTGACCTACTTCCAGTACTTCAACCAGGAAAACCAGTACAGCATGGAATACTCTGGCAAACTGGGTAAGCAGCTGGAACGCATGAACGGCGGCCTGTGGTTGGTCGGGGAGCGTGATACCGGGATGTGCTTCGAGCATCATTACCAGATGCTGCTGCGGCTCATTCTGGAAGCGCCGTTCCTGAGTGCCCGCGTTGATGACGTTTGGTACTACTTCCGCGAAGACCTGCACAATGCCGTTCCGGGCGACAGCAGCTACTTCGACGGCGGCGACAGCTACATCCAGCCGCAGTTCCTCACCAGCTAATACTGCAATCCGGCAGACAACAGCACGGGGCCAGAACACCGGCCCCGTTTTTGTTTATGAATCCTTCACAAATTGCTTATTGCGTAGGAGTCCAATTTATACTAGAATGAGGGTGTCATACATAACGCCCCCCCAACGCCTGGGTCGGGGGAGCGACCAAACCGGGTAAGCGGCTTGGCAATCGTAGTATAACACAAGTCCGCTACCGCGCCTTGGCTGGATGGTTCAGTCGTGGCGCTTATGCGTATATGATGGGGGACGATGTGAAAAGGATTTCCGAGTTTTGTATTGAATGGTGGGGACCGATTATCGTTATAGTTGGGCTGGTTATATGTTTGGTTATTCTTCTGATTATCCAAGGTTCACCTAGTTTAAGAGTGGAAGATGACGAAACCGCATATGTTTGCGATCTCACTTATGATATAGGCTGGTGGTTTCCTGATCATCCAGGGTTTATTGGTGATGTTGCCCCCGTAAAAATGACCGAGCAGGAATATGATGTTATCTGTTTGAGGTAAGAATACCTGATAGGGGGACGATGTGATAGTTCTATATGGTAAAGATGATGAGGTTCGTACTGTATTGCATAAGATAGCTCTTTTAATCGACAGCGAAGGACATGATGAATTGAAAGAGTCGATTGAATATATGCAGGCAATCAAACTATTACCATCTGCCGAAGAACTACAACAGGCTATCAATTTACATTTCAAACACCAGAACGTTATTGAAGCCATTAATCAATTAAAGCGAACATTGGATGCCTGATAGGGGGACATCATGAAGGACGATGCTTTAGAAGTTCTGTTTGAGGCAATGATCACGGGTGATACATCGCAGGCCATCATTAATCAAGAAAAGCGGGGGCAAGCCGATCTAAGTAACAGCGCAAAGTTGCCAAAGGGGTGCCCACGTGAAAAGCTAGAATTACTGGGTTTTGTCTTTGGTCCTGAAATTGATGATTTGTTTGTTTCGGTTGAAATGCCCGATGGATGGCAGATAAGGCCAACAGATCATCATATGTGGTCCGAGTTGGTAGATGACACTCAGGTTGTCCGTGCAACCATTTTCTACAAAGCCGCCTTTTATGATAGGGTTGCTGAATTTTACATGAAAAGTGACTAATGCCTGACATCACCATCATCATCCCCATAGGCCCCTACCACGCCGAACAGGCAGAACGCGCCATCCTGTCGGCCCAGCAGCAAACGCTGCCCTGCGTGGTGGACGCCATTCACGACCCCAACGGCTACGGGCCAGGGTGGGCACGCAACACCGGCATCGACCGCGCCCAAACGCCGTGGCTGCTGTTTCTGGATGCCGACGACTGGCTGGAGCCGGAAGCGGCGCAGATATTCATGTTCAACGCCAAGCTGTACCCAAAGGACCATTACATATACAGCAACTGGTGGGTGGGGGAAGATCGGTTCATGCAGGCCCCCGATCCCTGCCGCGCCTGGCGTGGGGGCACGCTCAACAACCTGACCAGCCTGGTGCCGACCGAGTGGGCCTTCAAGGTTGGCGGATTTGACCAATCGTTAGGGGGCGGGGAAGATACCGACTTCTTCCTAAAACTTATCTCGCAAGGATGCTGCGGGGTGCACGTGGACCTGCCGCTGGTGCATTACACGCCGGAGGGGCGGCGGTCGGTAGAATATCGGAATAGTGACGAGTATCACCGGGTACATGAGCTATTGAGGGAAAGGTACAGCGGAAACATGGGCTGCTGTGACGACCGAAAGGTGAATCAAATGACCAGCAACGAAAAACAGGCCAATGATATTCTGGTAGTGCCGGAGTGGGGGGGCAACAGTCCTTTTCATGGCCGGGCCACGAGGCGCAATTATGGCCGGCAGGGCAACGGTAACCCGTTCTGGTGTGACCCGCGTGATGTGGATGCGTGTCGCCGTCCTAAACTGGTGCGACCGCTACAACCCCAGGAAGGCCAACTGCGCCGCACGGTGACCCAGCCCACCCAGCAGGGAGGCCAGCAGACGGTCACGCAGCCGATTCCACACGGGGTACACGAAACCGGGGCGGCCATCTTCGGGCAGGTGCAGGCCGGAGCCGGGGCACGATACACGCCGGACAATGCGATTAAAGAGCAACCGCGCCTGATTGAGGACATTATCGACCTGGCGATGGATGATGACGATGAAAAAGAATAAACCGGTGGTGATTATAAATCTTAATCACGATGACGGCTTTGGGTATTCGACCTGGTACGTGGGTGGTGAGTTAAAATGCGCGACTAAGCAAGGGAAACAGCTTACCCGTGAGGAATACGAGGCATTACTACAGCAGCATTTAGCCAATCACGAGGGGGACAAGTGATGCGTACCGGGCCGCTAGAAAAGCCAGAGAAGGTACCAATGCCCAGCGAAGAATGGCAGCGCGAAATGGACGATCTACTTAAGAGTTTAGATCGGCCCCTTTTATGGAAGTCTGAAAAACAACGACGGTTTGCACGAGAATGGGCCGCCTCTCATACGCAGGATGATACCGTTACCGAAAAACCCAAGCGCCAGATCACATGGCTGGACCGTTTGCGTGATGTGCTGCTGTGGCTGTTCGATTGGTTCGCACCGATGGATGACAAACGAAAGAATGAGGACGAGTGATGAAGGTCAAGATCGCATTAAACAAGCAAGGTCACATTGGAACAGTATTCGAGCTTGAGGGTAAAGAGATTAAAACCGAAAACAGTGCAAACGAATATACTAAAGCTATGTGGACTGTAAAGGTGGATGACCAAACCGTTCACTTCCTCCATGATGATCTATTGTATATCAAGATTGATGGGGGTGACACTGTACACAATCAGACGGCAATTGGGAGTAACTATAGCGCGGAACAAGCTGTAATCGCTGGGATAATGGATGCCAGAGCGGTCTATGGGAACGACGATGCCTGATCCCATCTTCATCCGCCCCGATCACGACTACGACTCCTACACCGACTACTGGCGTCTGGTCGATCTCTGCGGCTTCCCCACCGGCACTCTGGCCGACATCCAACCGCACAGCGACCAAACCTACATCCTGACCATGCTCAACTTGGGGGCATGGCAGGACGCCGGACTGGGCTGGCCCGGTGCGAAGGCCCGCATCATTTACTGGGACTTGGAATGGCACGACACCGACTATCACCACGTGGTGCCCGGTCTCAACGAGTTCTGGTCAGCGGATCGCTTTTATGCCCAGGCGCGGGGTTACAAGTTCGTGCCGTTAGGCAGCCATCAAGACCTTATTCAGTGCAGCCTGACGGCTCGCTGGAACGGCGCGGCGCTGTACGACGTAGCCCTGATGGCCTACATGGGGCCACCCCGGCGGCAGGATGTCGAGAACGCCATGAGGGACGCTGGGCTGATGATTGCCCCCAACGCCTGGGGCGAACAGCGGACGCGCAATCTCCAGCAGTCCAAGGTGATGGTTAACATCCACCAGCACGACGCCTATCCCTGCACAGCAGCGCAGCGGTGGGCAATTGCGGCATCGGCAGGGCTGCCACTGCTGACCGAGCACTGCGCGGATAGCAGCCCTTTCATTGACGGCGAGGACTACTGGGGCGCTGACCGGGGCGAACTGGCGACGGCGGCAAAAATCCTGGCCTACGATGCCGACGCGGGGCGCAGGCTGGCGGCCAATTTCATGCGTAAGGCGTGCGGTGAATACCGGTTTGATAAGAATGTATGGGAGGCGTTGGGGTGATTGAATTCGTTTGGTTTGACATGTTTGGAAGTCCTGAATTGATATGGCTGCAAACAAAATATCAATCGAAGTACACCCGACATCGACCTACTACCGTAGTATAAGGAATTCATGCGGGATGTGGTGGGGGCCGGGTTATTGGACGATATACCGGAGAAGGTATAAGGGGGACAAGGTGAAAAAAATTGGTGACACCAACGAGGGGGGTGTGTTGGTTGAAATGACACGCCAAGAATGGCAAGCGCTTATATCGTTAAATGATGTTGCTGATGGTATGGTGTTGTCGCCTATGGTATATGGTCATTTTGGGCAGCAAGAAGCTGAATTTGAACCTGTCGATGTCCTGAATGCAATAATTTCATGGATTGACATGAAAGACTCTTTTAATCGCTTATTGCAAAGCCTTCAAGACATGAATGAGGGATTGACCAAAGAGGCGACGACAGATGACTAATCCGCGCGTGGTCGCCTTCATGGCACTGCACTATGGCCTGGAATACATCCGGCAGGCCATCCAATCGGTCCAGCACGCTGTTGACTGTTTTGTGTTCTGTTATTCCAACGTAGGATCGCACGGGCACGTGGCCGATGTGGTCTGCCCGGAGAGCGAACAGCAGCTGCAAAAAGCCGTCAGTGAAGTGCTGACTATTCCATTCAAATGGTATCGGGGCCGCTGGCCGCACGAAGGCGCGCAGCGCGATTATGTGTATGAACTGGAACCGGACGCTGACCTGATTATTGTGGTTGATTCAGATGAGATTTACGCGCCGGGCGCGGTGGAAGCGGCTATTGAGCAGGGCCTGGCGATGGGCGTGCGAAACGGGCACCTGCGTTTCCGGCACTTCTGGCGGTCGTTTGGTTGGTACTGCGAGGACGAGGCGCAGCCGATCCGGGTCATCAATCCGCACCATGCAGACGGCCACGCCTATCTGGACGTGCCCCCGGTGTACCATATGGGCTATGCCCAACGGTTAGATATTATCCAGTACAAAATCATGATTCACGGGCACCGGGCCGAATGGCGCGAAGATTGGCTGCGCCTGTTCAAAGCCTGGACGCCGCAGCATGGACCGATGACCGACTTGCACCCGACCTGTTATGACTTCTGGACGGCTAAGCCGTTTGCACAAGAGCAGCTGCCGCCGCTGTTGAAAGAGCACCCTTACTTTGGGCTGGAGGTGATACGGTGACCCAAATGGAATTGGTAACTAATGAGTCTGTAAAGCCATATATAAAATTTTGGTTTGTCGCCGGGTTGGTTATTCGCGGGCAGATCAAGCGCAGGGTTATCGAGATGTGCCTAGAACATGGATTAAGTTACGAAGTCGTTGAGGACAAAGGGTTACTTGAAAGCATGTATATATTTACAGTCAGAGGCCCACAGAACATGCTTGTTAACTTCAATACTGAATTACGATCCCTTATAAAATGGATTGAGGATCAGCAATGACCCTAACCCCTGACACGCACAACACCCCCGAAGCGATGGACGCCTTCTGGGCATCGGTTGACGATGGGTATTTTGAGGACCGGGAATGGATGTATAGGCGCGTGGCCCAATTTCTGGCTGGTACCTACTTCAATCCAGAATCATCTAAATTATATTTCTGTGATTATGGCTGCGGGTGCGGCCATTTTATCGCCATCCTTAAAGAAATCTTTCCTAGGTCTCGGTTTATTGGAGTTGATTTTTCTGAGATTGCAACGCAAAAAGCCTATCAACTTAACGGGAACGCAATCAATTTTCTAAAGTCCAGCATTTCAGAATTACCCGGATTCCCCCCAAATGTTTTTGATGCGGCTGTATGCCTACAGACATTGGAACATGTATATGATTATACAAATGCGCTCAAGCGAATAATGCAGACAGTTTGCTTTGGAGGGCAACTTATCCTTACCGTGCCCAACAACGATGGCTGGGGCGGCCACTACAACCACTGGACGCCTGAGACATTCCGCGAACTGCTGGAAACGTATGGCGAGGTAGCCGAATGTATGACGTTTGGAAGGAACGAAGGCGACGACACAAACATTTTAGCAAGGGTGGTGAAGGTATGAAGGTATTGATCGCGTGTCTGCATCATGTCACCTGCACGGGCCGCTGGCTGACCCGCGCCTATCAACGCTTGGGCTACGATGTGCGCCACATCGGCGCGTACCCCAACGCCAAGGCCGCCGAAGGCCCCCACGCCTGGCAGCCCATGGGTATCTGGGATTGTAACTGGCACGACTGGACGCCGGACATCGTGATCTATGCCGACACCGTATACAACCAGTGGCGACACGGCGTTTATGGCGCGGTGCCCCACGTCAACGTGACGACCTGCAACAACGTCTGCAACATGAGCCAACTCAATCACGATCACTATTTCGTGGCGCATAAGGATAGCGCCGTTTGGCCGGTCAACGGGGATAATATGACCTGGATGCCGTGCGGATACGATGTGGACCTGCACAAGCCGAGCCGGGTGCCATGGTTAGATCGCCTGTGGGACGTGGTGCTGGTGGGGGCGGTATATCCTACGCGATCCGAATACCTGGACGCGCTGAAAGATGCCGGGCTGAGTGTTTACGCGGCTACCGGGGTATATTATCAGGACTATGTGGATGTGTACCACGAGGCGCGGATCAGTCTGTGCGTGAATGACCAGAAATCACCGATGATGCGGTACTTCGAGAGCGCCGCCATGGAATGCCTGATTGTTGGCGATTACTGCCGGGACATCGTAGACCTGGGCGGTGAGAAGGGCATGGTCACGGTGCAGAGTCCGGCGGATGCTGTGTTCTACGCCAAGCAATATCTGGCGCGGCCACAGTTGGCACTGGAGAAGATAGGGCTGGCCGGGGCCTGGGTGCTGGACCATTCGTGGGATGCAAGGGCGATGCAGATCGTTAACTGGCTGGAAGGGGAGCGGGTGAAGACATGAAAGTGGCGCACAAAATCATGGTGCCCATGGAAGTCGGTGCCGAGTTTGATTTTTACGGGGGGCGGCTCAGGGTTGAAAAATACTGTTCATTGACGCACCAGGGCGGGCGCATGATATGTTCATATCTTGAGGAATTGTCACAGGGTAAGATGGAAGACGAACTGCAAAAACTGACTGCGGCCTGGGGGGCGGATGTTCAGGCGAAAGTCCTGCCGGGGGATACCCAGTTTATATTCAGGTGGAAATCATGACCACGTTACGCGACGCATTGATACTTATCGATGAATTGTACAACCTGCCAGAGACCGGCGAGAACGTGCCCTGGTATGACAGCGTTATCAACGACCACATCGGCGGGGTGGATACGGGCTGGGCGATGGGCAGCGTTTTTGCCGATGAAGGCCGTTTGCTCTATGGTCTGCTGCGGGCCATCCGCCCGGCGGTTGTCTTTGAGGTCGGATGCGCCAACGGGTGCAGCAGCAGCCACATGTTGGACGCGCTGCACGCCAACGGTAAAGGCAAGCTGATCAGCGCCGACCTGTACAAACACGCAGGCGCAAAAATCACACCGGAATTGGCCGAACGGCACGTCATCTTCCGTCAGGATGCCCAGGAGATTTTTGCCCAGGTCGGTCAGATGGTTACCTGGCCCGATGGCAGGCGGCGCAAGTTGCCCCGGCCTGATTTTATCTTTGACGATGGCGGCCACAAAACCGAGCAGGTCGCCACCATCGCCGCGTTGGCGCGGGAACACCTGAAACCGGGCGGTTTCATGCTGTGGCACGACGCCATGCACCCGGTCATCGGGGAGCAGGTGCGTAGTGGCATCAAGGCTGGCGGCATCACCGGGGCGCGTTTTTTACTGCTGGATGGGACCGATACGGGGGTAGGAGTGTGGCAGCGTGGGGGATAAAAACACGACCAAGCGCCGGAGCCGTAAGCACAAGGAATTCAGCATACCGACCAACGCCATCAAGGTATCCTACCCGGTTTACCTGGGCGATT